TCCTGCCGTGTCTCGGTGCTGGTGTGGGGTTGGGCGGCAATGTCCCTATTGATTAGAGTTCGCACAATCCACTCTCGGAGAGTAACTTGTGATTGCTTCTCCCATGCCGCTACTTGGCTATCCCACCACTTGTACCAATCAACTCCCTGCTGCTTCTCGCTCATCTCGTCATCTCCCATTGGCTGCTGCCTCCAGTTCGCGGACTCGCTGACGGTCTGATTCCAACACTTCGTCGCCAGCGCTCCCTTCGCTTGTCGCCGCGCATCAGTACGGTGTCATCACCAGCATTGCCCGACAGCGTTTACAAATCCCATCAACTAACCCATATTTCTTTAGGCAGCAAGCCTTGCACATCTTAACTTCGCGCCGCTTCGCCCTGCGCTTGCGCTCACTCTTCGGCATGCCCTGGCTCCGGCTCACGAGATTTGTCTACCAGCGTCCCTTCGTTTCTGTTCACCTGCACGCAGCGGTCATCCCACAACTCGATCATGGCGAAGTCCTTGACGCAGGTTACGGGCAGCATTTTCCCCAAGAAAAAAAGGCACCAGTTTTGAATCGCTATCATGGACTGTGCCGCCTCGTATTGTCGCCTAGCGTTGTTATTCGGCGCATAGACGCGAGCAGTGACGATGCGAACGTTCTGGCCTTCCGCTATCCACGCCTTGACGCGCTCCACCATTCGCTCAATAGGAGCGCCAGTGACGTCAGCGCCTTCCCACTTCTCGTAAACAGCGAGCGTCCCATCGAAGTCCACGCCAATCCATCCATCGTGCGAGTTGCCCATCCCTTTCACCCATCCTCTCTGCTGCGCTCAGGGGCGTGGCGCACGTTCCACTCAAAAGGTACTTTCGGGTCAATAAACATCGGCCTGATGCGCCGTTCCTCATACATGCAAGCAGCCAAGTGACACGCTTCGCGCAACTCAGTCGGCGTATAGCTAGAGTGCTCCATGTGCTGATGAAGTACATCCACCAGCGCAGCGAACGCAGGGTCTCGCCGATACCTCGCATGTGGAAATTCTCTCGTAAATTCGTCCATCGTTCCCCCTCACCTGGCTCTCGCGCAGGAGCCGCTAGGCTCGCTGGCGTCTCTGTGCTGCCCGTTCGCTATGCCTGCACGCCCCGCAAACGTGGCGGCAAATCCTTCCATCGCTGCGCGGCGTGTGATGCTTGGCCAGAGTAAATTCAGCGGCCATTAGCCAGTTCGCCCCGCGCTTCTCGTAAAAGCGAATCATCGCCTTAACTTCCTTCGCCACTTCGGTATCCGTCATACAGCGCCCCTCTCCGATGAAGGTTGCTGGCCGCGCCGCTGGGTCAGGCGCGCTTTTCCTTTTTACGCTCAACCGCCAAATCCTTAGAAATAAGCGAATTTCCCAAACCGTCCTCTGGAAATATTCCGTTACGACAATGCGGGCAAACAGGAACCATCCGCCTGCTCCTCCATGCGGTTTCAACCCTCTGGGCAGCACGAAGAATTAGATTCTTCTTCTCAGACTCTTCTACCTGCTTGGCTCGGTGCTCGACTCGCGTTCGGTACTCTTCATATCGCTGAAAGAAATCTTTTATGAACCAATAGGCCGATACTGGCTGCTTGCAGTCATCGCAGGTGACAATATCGCCGTGGTCGTCCATCGTTATCCGCGAATGTTTGCAAGTCTCAGGACTCCAAGAGCTTGAACTCTTCAGAGTCATGCGAAATTCGCCAATATCTATTACCTTCGGCACCCGCTCCGCTCCTCCTCGCCACCGTCAGGCAGCGAGCGAAAGTCATCTTTTAGGCCGCTTGCCCTGCAACTCATTCCACGGATTCACGTCCGGCTTATCCACTGCACCATTGTTGCGAATATCTGCCCACGACCACGACTCAGCGCCGTCAACGTGCAGCAGGAATTGAATCTCGCCCTGCGGCAACTCAGGGTGGCCAGTCTCGCGCAGAATCTGCTGCACCTTGTCGGCAATCTCACGCTTCTGTTCGACGCTGAACATCCGCTTCCTCCCGCGAAACTCGATTGCTGTGCCGATACCTAGTCCGCACCCTTCGTCTTGATGAAGTGCTCAATTCGACGCGCTGCGATGCATGCGGATTCCTTACTGCCGTCAGCGACGTAATCCCGAAACTGTTCCGGCCATTCTTCATCGTAAAAAAGTCTAGCAGCCTGATCGTAGTCAATATCCAATGCTTCCATACCGTCTTCGCGTCCGATTGGCGGCATCTCAGCGTGCGGATTACGAGGCACTTTCTTCTTGAGAATCACCGCCCATCCAGCGATACAGGCAACTGTCCCGCATCTCGGCCCACCTTCCTCAGCAGGAACTCTTCGGCCAAAACTGTCCATATCGAACCGTTTCGGTTGAGCGAGAATCATCTTCTTAACCTTCCGCAATAATTTAACGTCCACTTTCATCTCCTTTTGCGCCAGTAGCGCTCGAAACTCGATTGCTTGCAAGGACGCCCCGCCGCAGCCGCTACTGCATCCATGAGACGCAACCCTTTGTGCTGCACTGCCCCCACAGGTGGCCGTTGTAGCTCGCCACTGAATAGCGCAAGGTGCCGCTCTTGCAAACCGGACATGGCAAAGAATCCTGCCCTCCATGCCCCTTCTTGAATCCCTTCTTTTTAGCGTCTTCACTCGCGGCAGCCAGTGCGGTGAAAAACTGTTGAGTTAGGCGTTCTTTCTCATGAAAATTAGCTTCGGCTTCCTCTGCGCTCCAACATTCCTTCTTTTCGCACGAAGCCTGTTTAACGCCTCCGGTCATGGGGAAGCAGGGCAGCGGCGAAACATCGTCGTAATTCACCCCGGCTTTGCAAATCTTGTTCTGCACGCCATTGAAGTGCTTACAGCGCAGAACCTCTGCGGCGATATATTTCTCATGGTCACGTACGCTCATTTAACTCTCCTTTTAGTTGCGCCAGCGCCGCAGCGAGACGCCCATGCAAGCAATCACCTAATCCCCAAGTCTCCCGTCATTATGACGCCGAAAACTGCCTGCCCTACATATCCGACAAAGTCTGTGTTTTCTACCTTTAGCGTCGGTCCACTCGTAAAGATTGGAGCCGGTTAATTCGTGGCCATTTTTACAATGGCTTTTGACTCGATTGTGAATCCCAACAGGAGAGTACCCGCGTCGGACGCGCAGGCAAATATTACACCTACGGTTTGCTGGCAAGAGATGACCTCGCCGGCAATGCGTAGCCTTTGGACGGGGCGACGGAGTACGCTTTCGGTAGCACTTGGAGTACGGGATTCCTATTTTTCCGCCCTTATCAGCATCGAATGGTAAAGAAGGTAATCGTTCCCATGTTTCTAGGGCGTTAGTAACAATCTCCATTGGCCAGCCAAGTTCCGTCAATTTTTGAATGAAACCAAGTCGATCTCCCCGTAATAAAGTAGCCTCTGCGTGAGTTTTCTTAGAGTGGCACGGGTTGCAGGCAGTGAGCAGGTTCCACAAAGCATTTGTGTTGGAGAGGCGGAACGGAACGATATGGTCAACTGGCAGATGCCCGTGCTTGGTCTCGATCCGGTGACAAATCTGGCATTGGTGCAAATCTCGATCAATCGCGGCTTTCGATTGTGATGGCCATTCTGGACCTCTTGATATTTTTCGTCCGCGCCAGTTTGGATGCCGGCTCCCAGTGTGATATTTAGAAGCGCATCCTGTTGAACAAAAATGGTTACGTTTAGCCGTACTTGCCCGATACCTGGCACGCGTCATTTGTGTCTTGCACTCTGCACAATATACATATACTTGGCGTTCTCGGCTCTTGTTTCTGCAAAATGACGAACAGAATTTAGCCGGATTATTGAATCTTTTCTCAAAGTCCCGTCGGCACACTTGGCAAGTCCTAGTTTTTTTAGTTCCCCGTTTTGTCGGTTTTGGGAAAAACAAATCCATCTCAGTATGCCTTCTTCGTGCCGGCTAGATTCTGAATCTCGTCATGGGACAGGTCCGCGAAGCAAGCATTGAGAAACTCTATTAAGTCGTCGCTGGTTTTCAGTTCGGCGTGTATCTCTAATCTCTTCACTGTGCGGCACCATTCGTCGGCTAATGAACGCGAGACACGATAGCGAAGGATTGTGTCCGGTTCCTGCTTCTCGGCCTTCCTAGAGGCTGCAAATGCTGAAAGCGTGGTTCCTTGTCCTGCGGCGGCGATAGCTTTTTCGTTCCAACCCTGCTCCCGCTTATGGTGAACGGCCTGAAACTTCCGCTTAATCGTCGCCTTCGTTGCTCCGGTAGCTTTGGCCAGAATCTCGGCTTCCCGGTCGATGTGCTCAGGTCCACATTGAAAAGCAATTGAGACAATGGCCGCCCATGCGTTGCCGTGCGAACTGATGTATTGCTGCATGGAGCTGGAAGTCATGGATTAAACAGGGTTCCTTCTCGCCCAGGAGCGCGGTCTTTCTGTATCACTGGCACCTTGCCGTCAAATTCTCGTCCAGCCAGCATCTTGAATCCGACTAGGTTCCAAAAGTCTCCGTTTTGCGTTACCAGAAACTCCCCGCTCTTGCCTTTTGCCTTACTGACGTATTCAAACAGGTCACGGTCAAAAGCAGAGTACCAACGGTCTCCGCTTTCGGTTTTGATGAGCACGTTCATGTACGGCGCCGACGGCTTGCGTGCGGAGCCTTTCGTCATTTTCTCGGTGAAGTGTTGGATGGTTCCTTTTACAATAGACGGCGCAGTGCTGGCAGAGGGCACAGATCCAGCACTGGCCGTGGGTTTTGAGTTTGTCTCCTTTCGTGAGGTTGTGGGAGCAGCCGCACTTTGAGCCGCGGACGACGCGGCCTTGTTTTGTGCTACTCCCTTTCCCTGTGGGGGAACTTGTTTGGGTAGAATCTCGATCACGCGGTAATTCAACTGCTGCGCCATCGCGTGAATGGTCTGCACGTCGCCGGGGAGAATGGTCCACCAGTCTCCGGTCCACTTCGCCGTGCAATACGTCTGGATGAGTTCCAGTAAATCACCAATATCGCCGCGAAGAAAGATTTGATCGCCGGTCAAGTCTATCTCTATGGTGCCACGCGGGTTATTGCTTTCATGCTTGCTAGGGGTTTGGGGCGCGGCGGCGTCTATTGCCGCGTTCTGCGTCTCCGGCTGGTCACTCGCCGTAGGTTTCGCAGCCTTCGCGCCCACAAGCTCTTTGTCGGCCGCTTCCACACGCGCAAGAGCGGCTTCGGCTTGCTTTGCTTTCTCGGAGCCTGGTTCGTGGCCGTGCGGTATGTTCTCGTCAAACTGCTGCACTGGCTGATTGTGGCCGTTGCCAGCGGTAACGATGGCGCGGCCTGACGGTGTGAAGTCTTCGGCAATCTTCTCGCACTCTTCGGGGATATAGAGACCACCCAGGTCCGGGTAGGCTTGCCGTAGCGCGAGAGCGGTAGCGCACTTTCCAATCATCCTACGGGGCATTTTGCGCCAGAAGGGTGCCTTCGTCATGTCGCTAGGCGCGTATTCGTCCCAATAGGCTACGCCAACGGTCGGTTCGGTAACGCCACGCTTGAAAACTTTCACTCGCGCCCACTCGGGATGCCCGTTAACTATAGGACCGTACTCCGGCTCAGACACAGAACCAAAGTCCGCTTTGTGATCGCGTGCGGACATAAACAGAAGTCCGTCAATTCCTACTTGGGGAGTCCAGACGTTCGCGCCTGTACCGCCATGCCCGTTGTCAGCGTTGCGGTCCCATCTGGAGACAAACCAGATTTGCCGCTTGAACGGGTCCAATTTGTAGCGCCGTGCGGCGGTCAGACAATACTGTAATTCCACGTCAGTCGCGCCCTTGCAAATCGCGTTCTTGAGGATCGTGAGCTGCTCGCCCTGAATCTCCCACGGCTTCTCAGTCGGTGCGGAGACGCGGACGACGGCGCTAGAATGGGATGTCGGACGGTTCGTCGGTTTTGAACGGCTTACGCGTTTCTTTGTCTTCTTCGGCATGTTCTTCCTCGATCTTTCTGCATGGAAACTTTGGCTTGATGGTTTTCAAGAAGTGACTGCCCTTTGACTCGGCTTGCTGGAACGCTTCCCAATCCGCCGGCGTAAAGTTGCTGTAATGGTAGACCTTCTCCGGCTGGCCTGTGGTCCGGTGCGCGAAAGCCAGTTCAAGCGTTTGCGTTGCGGGATCGTAGGCGTATCCGCACATTCCGGTTTTACTGGTTACTGGTGTTCGGTTCATTGCACTTTCCTTTCTAAATGGAAACTTACGTTCGCGTTGTTCGCGGTCTGGAATCCCTTCCCATGTGCATAAACACTGGCTCCATATACAGCCGCAAATTGCACACTTCATCAGACTTTGCCGCCAAAAGCATCGCGCGCTTCACAAGTCACGCCAGGAATTTCCTTGTTGAATTGTTCGGGGTCTTTCAGTTTCTTAGCGTAACCGGCCAACTCGCTCTCATTCAGTACTACAAATTGTGCAAGAAACTGCACGCGCTTGGTGTCGGTCTTCTTGTACGCCTTGAGCATTGCTCGAATCAATTCCTTTGGGTCTCCGATGGTGATCGGGTAATTGGTGGTCTGCCGCACGCCGGTAGTCTTTGGCAAGTTGGGCTGTACGCGAACTTCTGGCGTTGGTTCCTTCGCCAGTTCTGCGGCTTTGCGCTTATTAATCTCTCCGGCTTTCACCTGGGCCTTTAACTCTGCGTCACGGCGCCGCTGTGCTTCTTCGTTTAGTTTGCGCTGTTCGGCTTCGGCGGCTTCTCTCTCTTTGCGGGAGTAGTCTCCCATTTTCATGTTCAGGACGCCGCGAGCCTCTTCTGCTCGGTTCTTGTTTCGATTGAATCTCTGCTGAATGAAGTCCAGAACCTTCCGCACTTTCAGTTTGTACGGCTCCATGCACGCTTCTGATGCCGACGTGGTGTGCTTGAGTTCGGCGATCAACTTCCCAGCCTCGGCGAAAGAGTCCGCGTCTTTGACTTCCAGCGCACGCGCTTTGTTGAAAAGCGCAGTGGCTTCCGTCTCGTGCTGGTCCATCTCGGTCAGCGACTCTTGCCAGCGGTCGAGAACGATAGGGCTTAGACTGGTCTCCACGCTTGACGGATGTACTACTATTTCCTGCGATTCCATGACTGCCTCCCGATTTAGTGAAACAACTTTCGCAAAATTCGCGTGTGTGATTCTATGGACCTCGTATTGTTAATGATGCTGTCGGTGGTGCTGTCCATAAATTTGACCATTTCCTCTTGAAGTCGCAAATGTGACTCGTACAGATCATTTACTCGATGGTCCAAAGCGATGATGCGCAACTGCTGCACGATGAGTAGGAGCAAGCAAAGCAGTAATAAAACTGGCTGTCTCCATTTCATAAAAACTCTTCCCGTAACTGGTACGTCTTGCGCTTTCCTCGCGGTCCACGCTTCGCCCAACCATGAAGGATTACTTCCCCGCCGGCGGCCTTCCAGACAGCGAACTCCGGTATGCCAAGAATCTTTTCTTTATGCTTCGCAAAATCTGTGCTGCAACACTGCACCAGGGCGATCATCGGTTTGCAAATCTCGACTCCCTCGAAAACTGCCCCTCGGCACGCCAGCAAATCACCTATCCCGAAAGCGTCGATCCGTTTCCCGAAAGCCATGTTCGGGTGCTTGATGTACTTCTCTACGATACAGACGGTCCAGCCGTTTTTCCGAAGATGCGCCAGACTTCTTTGTACTGGTTTGCTGGCCATTTCAGGTCATCCAAAGAATTGCAGCGACAACAGCGGTAATCAGTACAATCTTGATTAAGAAAAACCCAATAGCCTTCGCCAATTTGATATTGGCCGCACGGTTCTGCTTGCGCTCGCGTGCGTAAAACTTCCGCAAGGCTTCCTTCTCGCGCTCGTCCTCGATCTCCAAACCTTTTATGGCCACTTCCACATCTTGACGGCTGGGTGTCTGGTAGTTCACGTAAAAGCCTCCTAGCGGATAGTGTCGCATTGGTGCGCTGCCTCATAAGCTCTCTGCAAATGGCGCTGCAAGCGGTCGGCAATGACGTGCTCGGTGCAGCCGCATTCGCCGTCGATCTGAACTTCTTCCACTGTGATACTGCGGTCGTGCTCGCATCCGTTCGGCCCGTGCTCGCTAATGGCGTGGAAACACTCCCCACACTCAACCTCGGGCGGTTCAAACTGCGGCATGGTCTTGTGCGCCAGTACGTCAACGGGATTCTCTCCGCGTTCTAGGGCGCCTTCCACTATGCGGTCGTATTCTTCGATCATGACGATGCCCCCGTTTTCAAAAATTCATCAATGGTGATTTCCTTCACCGCGAACACGCCAGAGTACCCAAACTTCTCGCGCGCTTCCTCTTCGGTCTCGGCGGCAACATACGTTACCCCTACCTTCCCGCTGGTAGCTGTGAATTTCGGGAAGCTCTCGTTAAAAGTGTGAGCTACTGCGAATATCTTCACGACGCTATCTCCAATCGCCGGCGAATGTCTGGCAACGCATACCATTCGCGGCAAATCCGCGCGTAGGTCGTGCAGGCTTCGCAATACGCTTCTTCCTGCAATTTCAACTCAATACAGTCTGTCCCAACATCTTCTGCGGCGCACTGTTCCGGTACACCTGCTGGCCAATTAGCGGTAAGGAAGTCGGCAAACTGTTCTCCGTTGCGTGGTCGGTGCGCGCGGAGTTGGGCTATCGTGTCCTCTGCTGGCAGGTTCGTGCTGGTGAGTACTTCCGGTTCGATCTGTTCTTGATTCATATGCGGACAACCTCCAATCGGAAACTATCGGGACATACGAGCGTTACCACTCCGGCGTTAAACTCGATCGTGCATCGGCAGTCGGCGGCCAACTCTTTGATCTTGCTGATGATGCGTTCCAATTTGCGGTCCTCTGCGAAAGTGCGCGGGTACTGGTTCGTTAAACGGTACACCGTCGAGCTGTATCGCATAAACCGCTGCGCTGCACTGTAATCAGTCGCCGGAGCGCGCCGGATTAGTTCGGCCAAAAACTTCTCTCGGTTGGAATGGGTAGCGGTCATGGGTTTTAACGCGAGTATTTGTTAACCGTGAATCGCACAGCTACGACAAACCCGACGAAAAACACCATCAAAAAAGCATCGGAAACAAAGGCTTGGTACACCGTTGCGGCTGCGTTGGAAAGTTCATTCATTGGTTGGCTCCGTTTATCGTCTGACCGACGTATTGCTTACTTGCAAAGCGAATATCGCATTTCCACAAATACTTGTCAAGAGAAATCTACAGGTCTTGACAAAATAATTATGGTGGGGTACAAAGCCACATGGCCAAAGCAGGTAGACCACGTAAAGAAAAGACCAAAGTACTATACATTCGGCTCTCGGAAACAATAGCCAAAGCTCTTCAAAAGAAGGCCCAGAACGAACGGCGCGGCCTCTCCGATACAATCTCCATAATTCTCGAAGGTAAATCCACTCTGTATCCACCGGCCACCGATGCCAGACTTTAAGAAGAACGCGCGGGTGCGATTAAAATACGCCGTTGATACCGGCAAGCTAAAGCGCCTTCCTTGCGAAGTTTGTGGCGAGGTCAAGTCGGAAGGGCATCACGAAGATTACACACTTCCTTTGGAAGTCCGCTGGCTCTGTAAAAAGCACCACGTAGCCGAACACCGTAAACATCTAAAGTCTAAGTGCCAACCGTTGCTTCGCAGGAAAACCTTTACTGAAGCAGAGTTGCCACTATTCATCTTGGCGCTGTCTGAGAAGTGTGGGTCGCAAAAAGACTTCGCTGAAGAAATGCGGATTTCACCGTCAATGCTGAGCGACATGATCTCGGGACGCCGAAACGCTTCCGACAAATTCTTGGCGAAAATCGGACTAGAGCGCGTGGTGACTTACAGATACATAGTCAACTCGCTTCCTTTGCCCGTTTCAGCGGTCTAGTGGTACGATTCCTTCATCATGGGTCGGAAGTCTCATCACAAAGCGCGTGCCAGAATAGAATCCTTTGCCCGTCAGTATGTCATTCTTGATTGCAACGGAACTGAGGCTGCCATTGCCTGCGGTCTCTCTCGAAAGACAGCGGCTTTTCAGGCATCACGGCTGTTAAAGAATGCTCAAGTAAAGGCGGAAATTACCCGCATTTTGGCCGAGAGTAGAAAAAAGTTGGATTTTACGGTGGAACGCACGCTGAAACAGCTCACGCGGCACGCTTTTGCAGACCCGCGGCAAGCGTTTGACGCGAACGGGAAGTTAAAGAATATCTCGGAGATGGGCGCCGATATTGCTGCTTGCATCCATTCTTATGATGCGAAAACTGGCTCGGTTCGCTTCACGAATCCTCAGCAGGCGTTAGAGATGCTGGCCAGGTATCACAAGTTTTTTGCTGATGACCGCACACCAACAGATATGGGAGTCAAGATTATCGTACTCGATTCCCCGCGGCCGCCGCGACTGGTTGGAGCTGGTGCTGCCCAACTGCCGCCGATCCAACATACCAATGGCAACGGGCATAAGAACGGCCACAAGACCCCTAAAGACGAATAGTTGCGTATCAGTACGTACTCATGCTACTGTGTGCGCGTGCCAAAGATAGCTGTCACATTTAGCGAGGATGAGCTGGCGCAGGTACGCCGCGATGCGGGGCTGGTCCCGCTGAGTGCTTGGATTCGGAACTGCACCATAAAAACCCAGCCGGAGAGTGAGCAGTCAAATGGAAGTACGGCTAATCAAAACGTGTCACGGGTTGCAGGAAGTTCGATTCCTGGACGGCGCGCTTCTGTCTCCGGGAATGACTCCATACGAAGTAAGCGAAGCTCGCTATTGGGCAAGAGGCGAGCGGTGGCTGACGGAATCATTGGCGCAACTACGGAAACTGATAAACCGCCGGACGGATCACTTGGACCTGAAACACTGGGGACGGTCCACACAGCAACCAGCAACCGATTAACCTGCCTCTGTAATACCTGCTCGACCTGGCGCAAGAACAACGCTATCCCGCTCGGTGGACTGCCGAAGAAAGAGAAGGCCAAACGGTGAGTTTAAGAATGCGTAAGGTTGGGCTGGATGCGCTAAAAGGCAGGGAAGCCACAAATGCGATTAAGGCCATCGCAGCGGACACCAGATTCTCCGATTCGCGTGGCGCGGCAATGATGTATTTGACGATGGTCGCCTGCTCAAATAAAAACGGCATGATATTGTCCAACGAGTACGAACTTTCAGAATTTATGACTGTGCATTGGAAAGAATTGGAAAGAATGCTCGATGAGGTTTTGACGCGTGAGTGACCTAGACTTCGATCAACTAATCCACACAGCAGAAGGCAGACTGGTGATAGAAGTCCTGCAACAGCGCCGGCTGCCGCTGATGATCGCAATTCAAGATAAAGGGGAAGTCACGTTCTGGTATCCACCTACCGCGGTGCTGGCCGAAATGGAAAAGGATTCAGAGCGTTTGCTCGAATGGGTGCGGCTGCTCGAAGAACACGCGCGGCTGTTGCAGAATATGGCTCCGAAGCAATGAGAGAACGAAAGCGGCGAGACTTCCGTATCGTGCTGCCCGTCGCTTTACTTGCGGCCATTGGGGTTGTGTTGTTCCTGTGGGCCGCGCTGCCGTGAGAATCATGCGCTCCAAGTCCGGCGAGAAGCTCTACCGCAATATGACGGTGCGCGTAATCATGCCCGGACAGAAGGACGTAACCTGGCGCGCTCGGGCTAAACCTGGAACGGGTTACGGTTCAGAACAGTTAGACGAAATGCTTGAGCACGCGGTTAAGCGCGCCGATCAAATGTTCCCGTCTGTCGAGTTTCGGTTAGTCGAGTTGGCTCCGAATGATTTCAAATTCATTTACGAGGGGAGAAAAGGTATGCCAGAAAAGATTGCGAATCCGTGCGGGTTGTCGGCACAGAGTGCAGCTATCTCGGAGAAAGTCTGCTCTGTATCCGGCCACACAATCGGTGTGTATCAGGACGGGATTCAAATCACGTCACAGGGAGCCATTCCGAAGGCGATCAAGTTCTGTTCCAAGTGTGGCTTCGGGCTGAGTGAGATTCGCGGGGATATGGACTTGGTATTTCAGGATGCGGTACGCCAGACAGCCGCGGCGATGCTGGAAGCGAACAAGCCAAAGAACCCCGGCGACACTGCGCAACCCGGAGTTGGCCCGATTCCCATCAGCAACGCAAAGGATGCCGGCGACCCGCCACCAGAAAAGGCTAACGCAGCGACCGCTGATTGACGTACACTACTTTTCGATACGCGGTAAGGCATGGCGTGCGGGAGATAGCTTTCCAGGACTGATCCTCCGAGGGGCTGTCTCCCGTTTTTTATTGTGGTAGCATCCTTCCGTGAGTCCAGCCGTTACACCACCTGAGACCGCCAGCGAATCCCGAAATATCTCTTCGTTTTATGAACCCTGGCCGCACCAGGTCATGTTCCACACTTCGCCGGCAAAGTACCGGCTGCAAGTCGGTGGATTCGGTTCTGGTAAGTCTCGACCGCTGTTGATGGAAGCAATCTTTCACGCGCTAGAATATCCCGGCTCAAACTCCATCATTCTCCGCAAGACCATTCCTGACCTAAAGCGGACGGTGATTGACAAGTTTTTGGCGGACGTTCCGCGCTGGGTGTACGAGTTCTACCACCAGGGCGACCATATCGTGTACTTCCACCCGCAACCGGAGATCGGATTAGACGGCAAGCCGACGGGCAAGATGCTGCAAAGCAAACTGTTCTTTGGTGCCTGCGAACGGGAACAGGACGTTGGAAAGTATCTCTCCACTGAGTACGTCTTTATTGGCTTTGAGGAATTGGGCGAGTTCTCATTCGCCATTTGGGACGCGCTGGCCGGCCGCAACCGCTGCCCGATACCTGGCGCACGCGCAACGATGGGCGGCGCTACTAACCCGATGGGTATTGGTTGGTCCTGGATTAAGAAGCTCTGGAAAGACCATAAGCCAGTGCAGGGGATGGACGCGGACAAATACAACCCTGCGGATTATGAGTTCTTCCACTCGACGGTAGACCAGAATCCAATTTACGCGCAGGACACGGAGTACATCGCTACGCTTGAAAAGTCTCCACTGCGGGACAAGATCCGCTGGGGCAACATGGATTCCGTCTCCGGGCAATTCTTTGACAATTGGGAACCGAAGCGGCACGTCCGGCCAGCGTCAGACTTCCACTTTGAGGACTGGCAGCCAGTTTGGATTGGCTACGATTATGGATTCGGCCACTTCGCCTCAATCGTGTTTATGACTAAGGCTTTGCTCAAGCCGCGATGGGACGGTGAGAAGCCCCGCATGGTTAACGTTGTAATCCAAGAATTGTGGATGCAGGAAAAGACTCCAGAGTTCCAGACTAACGCACTGGTCTCTTCTATCCCACGCTTTCAAGAACGACGAGAGATTGCCGCTGGCGAATCGTTTTTTGAGGAAGACCAAGCGAAATTTGAGCGGAGTCAGGAAGGCTATCGGTGGAATATCAGTTCAATCCATTTCTCCTGGGAGCGGTTCAATCGAACAGTAAGCAATCGTACCGTGGCTGATGAAGTCGGAGATATTCTAGCGGCCGCTGGATTGCCTCGCCCAACCCGTTCAAATACTGATCGAATAGCTGGATGGCAGAAAGTCTACAGCCTTCTCGACTCTGATGAATTATTTGTCTTGAATACCTGTACTGCGGTGGCTGAAGCAATTCCAATGTTAGTGCGAGACCCGATTCATTTGGAAGACGTTCAGAAACCAAAGGGAGTCAGTCTCAACGATGATTTGGGGGATGCCCTTCGCTATGCGGTGGCGGGGGCACTACTTGACCCTGAAGATAAACCAGAGCACATTAAAAAGCGAGAGAAATACGCTGCGATTACAGACCCGATGCGCCGCGCCGCTGTAATGTATAAGGATTACAATCTAGAACGCGCCAAAGAGCGCAGGCCGCAGAAGCCAATTACAGTGCCGACTTGGTACAGAAGAGTTAAACCAAATGCGTAAAATGTTGGACCTGAGCGGGAGAACATTCGGGAGATTGAAAGTTCTCTGGCCAGTTGGCAGAGTTCGGCATGTACGCTGGTTGACCGCTTGTGAGTGTGGCGCGATGCGAATGGTTGCGAGCCACCATCTCGTAGCCGGTGGAGTACAATCCTGCGGTTGTTTGGTCCGCGATACGAGCCGCGAACTAATGAAACGTCTACCGCAGTTACGCCACGGCCACGCAATACACGGTAAAATCTCGCGGACCTTCCGAAGCTGGGATGCCATGCGCCAACGATGTTTGAACCCTAACTCAAATAAGTTTTCACGATACGGCGGTCGTGGGATTACAATCTGCAAGCAGTGGGATAGGTTCGAGACGTTCTTGGCCGACATGGGGCCACGTCCGATTAACATGACCATCGACCGAATCAACAACGATGGAAATTATGAACCGGGAAATTGCCGGTGGGCTACACCGAAAGAACAAAGAGCGAATCGTTCTAATTGAGGTGCCCATTGGAAGACAAGCGCGAGCAAATCCGTAAAGCCCCCGACGCACGTCAACAACGCCAGTGGGCGCAAGAAGCGGAAAGAGAAAAAGCGGCCGCGTTTAACGCGATGACCATCGAAGAAAAGGAACAGGAGTACCGCGAGCGAGCCAGACTCTCAGTACTGAACCTGACGGCTCGGGACAAACGATTTCTGCAAGCGTTGAAAGTGAAAGGTGATTGATGGATAGGCGAAATTTCATGCGGTCGATACTTGGCGTTGCTGCCGCTACTGCGCTGCCGTCTGAGGTCTGGCCGTTTAGAAAGATATTCCTGCCAGCGGTTCCCCCGATTACTAATTTCTGGCTGCAAGCGTCGGGCATGGTGAATAATCCCAACGGCCTGTATCGCGTTACCGGAATATGCGTTCCGGCAATTGAAATGCAAAATACAATGAATGAGTTTCTCCGCAATCTTGATGCTGTATTATTCAGCGATGGCTCAGGGCGACTTGAACAACCAGTATCATACAAAGACGGTATTTGGCATTCGCAGCGAGGATTATTTACATGAGTTGGACTGACCTTCTCCGTTCTCGCTACGTCCGCGCTCTGGAAGCTGAACTGGCCACGTTACGCCAGCGACACATAGACGAATTGGAGCGGCTAAAAACTGTTCACGCCGAAGAACTGAATCGGTGTATTGTAGAGGCGAATCGGGGCTGGGCGGAAGCGGATCGCCTGCGGCAATACCTGATTCCTGGTCTTCCCGTTGCGAACCGCGTCACAGAACCACCGAACAATAACCCGCCTGAAGCCACGCAAGTTGAAAGTGGCACCCCGTACCAACGGTTACTCAAGAAGCGATTGAAAGAAATTGCCGAAGCGAACGCCGCAGCCGAAGCCGCACAAAGGGCTGCATTGCAGGCAAAGACAGAAACGCCGGTCACTCCGGCACAGGAGAACTAACATGGCCGTAGCAGACAAGACCGGAAAGATGCACCACAGCGGAGGGCGCGCACGCCTTGCTGACTCGATGGCCGGAGACAAGCCCAAACCGAAACCGATGGAGAAGAAGCCCGAAGCCGCGGCCGACGACGACGGCAATTCCGAAGACATTGAATCCGTTGTGAAGAAGCACGGGCCAGCTCACCACGTCGAGTACGACAAAGACAAAGAGACCGGGAAGCACAAGGTCAAATCTGTCCACGGCGAACAGAACGTGGAGCATGAATCGGAGTTTGACTCCGAACCGGAAGCCCACGTACACGTTGGCAAAGCGATGGGCGGCAGTCCTGCCGAAGAAGACCCGGACGAAGAGATGGGCGACGAAGCTGGCGAGATCATGCCGGAGATGGAACACAAGTCGCACGGCCACATCCCTGGACTTGGATAAAACCCTGTGCCATCTAAAGACATCATGCCGTTGTTTCGGCGGGGAGAATTGCACTCAGGCGGTAGCGGGAAGATCGTGAGCAACCCGCGCCAAGCCAAAGCAATTCTCCTGTCTTATTTGCGGAAGGAAGGCCACGACATACCGGAGAAGCGCGATGGCCCGATGGTGACTGCGTTCAAGAAAGCAAAACGATGAAACCCTGCGAATATCGGATTGACGCTAACACCCGCTGCGGCCAACCTGCCACGTGTGTAATCAAAATAAGCGAAGGCAAATTATCCATTAAAAACGAAGACGGTGATGACATTGGCCGTGGCGTCGGGAGTTTTTACGCTCCTATCTGTGACCTGCACAAGTCCTGCTATCCTGACCACGACGGATTTGAGTTGGAGCCTGCACGATGAGGATTCCGTCCGCTGGAAGAACTGGCAGCGCACGCCCTGACAGCGCAACCGGGGATCGATACCCGGATGGGACTAGAGCATCCCTTCTTCCTAAGCCCCTAGCTCGGGGTGCAGAAGCGCACAGCGGAACGGATGGCGTGCAGTTTTAGTGTAGACTTTTCTCGCAGCACAATCGGGTGATTGCGGGGAGTAGTGGCAACAGCCGTTCTTGAACAAGAGAAGACTGAAGCGCTTGCGCCAGTTGAATATAATCCTGGTGTCCTTGCCGGTATTGAGTTTGACGGCACCACGTTTGGCAAGATCGACCTAACCGACGCCGAGAAGAGAGAATTAAAAGCCCTCATCACCAAAGCCTGCAAACGGGATTATCCGGCTCGCCTAATCGAAGTAATCCAAGCATGGGAAGCGGCACTCTTCTATCGTGGTTTCCAGTTCCTCATCCCGCGTGTTGGTGGCGGATGGGAAATTCCTGGCGAGTCTACCGGATACGGCCCGTCGATGCAGATGGACTTGGCACTTCTGCCGACGAACATTTATTCCGCCTACGCTCAAATTATTATTTCCTCGCTTACCCGCGCGGTCCCTAATGTACGGTTTGAACCGCAAGATGCTGACAACGATGCGCAGATTACCGCGACGGAAGCAGCGGATAAATTCGTCAAGGTAGTCTCCCGCAACAATGACCTAACGATGGTGCAGACAGATGCGGCGCGCTACTTCTGGACTGACGGCCGCGCACTGTACTACACCCGTTTTGTCAAAGATGGCCAGCGCTTCGGATGGGAAGAAGAAGACCAGAACGATGACATCGTGCCGGAGAACGAGCCGGGAACCGAAGAGACTCAGCAAGCGGTAGAAGTGGCGAACCAAGCCGAAGATAACCAGCCAGTAGCGAACCGCAAGCCCCGCGGTCAAGAGGTGCGCACCTGCCACGGCAAACTGGAAGTGAAGCTCTCGCCGATGATGGCGAACGATCTGGAAGACGTAGATGTGTTGCAGTACGAAATGGAAGTAGATACCACGCGCGCCAAAGGAATGTTCCCCTGGGTAGCGAAAGACATTAAGGCCGGAGCCAACGGAGTTTCTGAAGGGGAGATTGCGAAGCTGGCGCGGCTGAACGTGAAATTAGGGATGCAGTCCACCTACATCACGTCGGACTCAATCGCGGAAGATGTGACCATTCAGCGGAGTTGGTTGCGTCCGTCGTACCTGATGGGGATTGACGACGTAACGGTTCGGGATTCGATCATTCAGAAATGCCCGGATGGGGTGCTGGTAGTCTACGCTGGCGAAACATTCTGCTTTGCGCGTAATGAGTCGATGGATGACTGCTGGGCGCTCGGGCAGGCGTACTCCGGCGACGGCCAGAACCGCAACGCGATGGGCACGTCCATGATGCCATTGCAGAAGCGGCTGAATAACTGGCTGGACCTGATGAACGATGGATTTGTCCGTGCCATTCCGAAAAAGTGGATGCACAACAAAGCGTTCAACGTTGAGGCGCTACGCCAGCAGACCAACGTACCGGGAGACATCGGCGCGTTCATGCCGCAAGCCGGTCTGACGCCAGACCAGTTGATTTTCGTTGAGCCAGCAGTACAGATGCCGGCGTCCCTGCCGGAGTTCATTAATTCGTACAAAGGCGACTTCGCGGAGTTGGTAACTGGCGGGTATCCTGCGCTCGCCGGCGGCGACACTGGTGCGAACGACACAAAGGGCGGCATCGCTATTCAGCGCGACCAGGCGCTCGGGCGCATCGGCCCGACCTGGCACACGATTCAGAACATGGAAGCCACGGCCATGCGGCAAGCGGTACGGTGGGGAGCCAAGTGCCGCGACAAGAGTATCAATGAGCGGATTCCCGGAGCCGACGCAATCCGTCTGGAAATTAACGATCTGAAAGCCAACATCCTATGCTTCCCGGAAGCCAACGAGAACTTCCCGGAGACCTACACGCAGAAACAGAATCGGCTTATGGGATTGCTGGACGGCTCCGCGAAGAACCCAGCATTGCAGGAAGTATTCTTTAACCCTGCGAACCTTGTTTTCCTAAAGCGCATGGTGGCGCTCGATGACCTTTACATCCCGCAAGCGGCATCCTATGAAAAGCAATTGGGAGAAATTGAAATTCTACTTAAAACGTCCCCGCCGCCAAATCCAGAGGTTGTGGAACTTGAGCAGAAGATTCAAGCGATAAAAGATAATCCTGGTGTCGATCCGGCCATGCTGCAACAGGCGGAAGCGGAGTTGGCCGCACTGCCGAAACAGTTGGTCAGTTCAATCCCAATCTCCGACTACGAAGACCACGCGACCGAAGCGTTTTGCTGCTGGCAGTACATGAACTCGCCCGATGGCCGCAAAGAGAAGAAACTGCACCCCGACGAATTTCATAACGTGGAATTGCATTTCGAGGAACACGAAAAGGCCGCCGCAGACAAGGCTGCAAAGAACGCTCCGCCTCCGCCACAAAAGCCTGTTAGTGTTTCTCTAAACTACAAAGATGTCGCTGATGCGGCTGAAGCCGACGCCATTCTCAGCAAGGCAGGTATCCCGGTAACACCAAAGCCACCAAACGCCCTGACGCCAGCCGCGCACGCCATGTTGCCGGAGCCGCAACCGCCTGTACCAGTTCAGTAAGTTTTGATGTAGACTTTGCCAGTCGGTAAATCGGGAGGAACGATGCTTGAAGGAATCGAAGCGGTAGCACCAGCCCTTGACTCCACGCCTGCAATAGAAACCACGCCAGTTGAAACGACAGAAACCACGGATGCGCCAGCGCCCGAAGGTACGGAAGCGCCTGCCGGTGGTGAAGGTGGAGATGCTCCCGTCGAGGGGGCGGAAGAAACTGAGTTACCTGGCGAACCGGAAGACGAAGGCATCGAGACCGACGCGCGCACGATGGACAAGGCCACGCGCAATACCATTGCCGCGCTGAAGAAGACCAATCCTGCCGCAGCGAAGTTGCTGGCCAAGCAGTACTACGGCCGCCAAGCCTACGAAAAAGAATTTCCTACGGTGCAGGACGCTCGCCGCGCCAAAGCCACAATCGAATCTCTCGGTGGCGAAGATGGCATCACCGAACTGCAAAACAAGGTGCAGGACTATACGACCGAAATGGAGCAGTTCGCCAATGGCGACCGCTCACTGGTCGAGACTCTCTACAAATCCAATGCTGAATCGACTGTGAAGATGGTCGAGGCTGCATTGGATATTTTTGCAGAGAACAAGAACATGGAAGCGTTGGACTCAGTACTTATGCGTCCGATGGTCCAACGATTGAATGATGCCGGACTCAGCAAGAGTTTGGTAGCTATGGCTGACTTCCTGAAAGTCGGGAAGGGCCAAGAAGCCTACGATCTGTTGCAGAACATCGGCGAGTGGTTGGCCAAACTGACTGGCGACGCGGAGAAGATGAAGGCCACGAGGACTCAGGTCGATCCGCGCGAGAAAAGTTTTCAGGAACGCGAGCAGAAGTTGCAACAACAGGAAAAAGAGAACAAGGAACGCGCCATTGGCGACGAAGTAAAAAGGCTTAACAGCGAGAAACTGGCCACAACCCTTGCTCCGTTTTTCAAGGAACTAAAATTGTCCGGCGAAGGGCAACGCGAGTTTTCACAAAACCTGAAACAGAAAGTTTGGGCGGCAATGAACGCCGACAAGGTATTCCGGCGACAAGTCCAAGCCAACATCGCCAAAGGTGACCAAGCCTACGTCGCGAAGTTCATTAACGCGAAGTTCAATGAATTGCTGCCGGGGATATTCCGCAACTACAAAAACACGCTATACCCGAATCTCTCCCGGAGCGCGACTCCAACGCCAAAGCCGAATGGCCAAACTCCGGTCAACGGAAGGACTCCGGCGAAGCCAGCCGCAGCAGTGGAAGGGCAGGCAATCCAGGTTAAGGATGCTCCCGCGTTTGAGGAAGTGGATTGGTCAAAGACCAACGACACTACTTGGGCGAAAGGCTTCGCGCACCTGAAAAACGGGAAGTACGTCTACTTCCACTGATACAGGTAGTCCGGTATTGCACAGACAGGTTTAATCTCCCACAGTGACAATGCCTTAGAAGGGGGAATCCTCATGATTATCTACCTCAGTCTTTTGGTCGCACTCGTTGGTGTCCTCATGTACGCACTCAGCGCGAATCCAAAGCTGGTTGAAATCGGGCGACTGGCTTTCTTCGCCGGACTGCTGGCATTCTTGATGCTCGCGGCTGGCGGTCATTCACTTGTTATTGCACACTGACGGCTTTTCAAGTTAGGATGTCCAACGTAACATGCGAAAAAAGAAGAAGCGCAAGCCGATTCGGAAAGTACTGGCCCGGATCGAGAAAAAAGAAGACATTGAACTCAAGAAGCTAGGCAAACTTGAGAAAGAAGTAAAAGAGATTGAGCGGGTTGTGAAACGCAAGAAACCGCTCAGGAAAATCGGGTTCATTCAAACCGGAGGATGTATGGCAACTGACTTCTCTATCGTGGCAGGACAAAGCGGATTCTTTTCAGCGGTTCTCACTCCATCGAACGGCGCGCAGGCTCCCGGCACCGTCCCGCAGTGGAGCGCGAGCGATCCCAGCGTTGTGCTGGTTCCTTCTCCTGACGGTTTGAATTGCGAAGCACAAGTACCGGCTGGCTTCACGGCTGCATCGTTTGACTTGCAGAACTCCGCGCAGTCTTCGGACTCGTCCATCGGCACCGTGACCGGAAAGCACACCATCTCCGTGTCGCAGCCGCCGCCTCCACCGCCGCCGCCGTTGACCGGCATCGACTTCGTACAGACGAGCTAAACGGTAACCCAATAAAGAGAGGGCTGGTGTCGCGGATAGTCACTCTGCGAGGCCAGCCCTAATTTTTTCCCTTGCATCATTCCCACGTTTAGCAGTAGCCTTGCTTCCGTTGAGCGATGCGGGGCGCGCGTTCCCCAAAATGCAGCAGTACGATACCGTCGCTAAACAAATCCAAACGTATATCGGGTGTTGTAAGAGTCTGTGCGATTGAGTTCGTGCAGATTGCCGACGCTTAAATCCACCGGCGAGGTGTAAAAACGCAGGCGTCGAGCTGAGTCTGAGGTATACGTGTATGGCTCCTCTATTAGAGGCCGCAGTACAAGGCGTTGAAATCGAAGCATTTGCGAAGGGCATCCCGAATTACGTTTTCAAAGGTCGGACGCTTTACAACTTCTTCAAGAAGGGTGCAAAGACCTACCCGACCGCAGTTACCACGGCCGCCGGCGGCACCAGCCGTCCCGCGTTCCGTATTCCGATCCGCATCCAGTCTGGCGCGGCAATCTTCCAGGCAACCGGCGACGGCGATTCCCTGAATCGCGGCACTGGTTCTCTGTGGGTTTCCGGCGATCAGACCGTAGTCGGAACCTTTGCCGGGAACGAAATCACCTATCTGGCCCGAATTGCGACACAAGGTCCGAAGCGTGGTCTCATCTCGCTCAAAGCGGAAGAACTGAAAAACTCCTTCGATTCGTACATGCAGGGGTTGGATTCTCAGTTCCTCTCCGACGGCAGCGGCGCGGTCCTGCAAATCCCATCCACAGCCACGGTCAACAACACCACTGGCACCGGCAACTCCACGTCCTCGATCGTTGGTCTTGGCGGACAGGCCAACCAGCTTCAGGAACAGCAAGTCGTGCAGTTCTTCGCGGCTGAAGGCGGCTCGGCCCGTTCCGGCACTGCAACGGTCTCCTACGTTGACGGCGCCGCGGACACCGTGTACTTCTCGACCGCGTTGCCAGCAGGCACGGCAGCCGGCGACTTCATCATGATTCAGGGGTCTTCGGGCGCTCTGAACTCCGGCATCACTGGTATCTACACGTACCAGGTGGCCGCGACGACCGGAACCGTGCTGAACCTGTCCCGCGCAACCTATCCGGGGCAGTTGTCCACTCCGACCATCAACAAGGGCGGCTTCGCAATCAACACTACCGATCCCTACAAGGTGCAGATTCTCATCCGCCGCGGTTTGGGTGATGACAACGAGCACGCCAAGAACTTCCAGTTCGTCTGCAATGCCGACCAGGAACTTGCGGTTGCGCAGCTCTACACCAACGTTCTTTCCCAAAACCAGAAACCGTCCGGTGACAAGGCTCTCGACATGACGATGGAATACATGCCGACGACCTACGGCGGCCGGCCGCTGCACGTCAGTTACAAGGCGAAGCAGGGACGGCTGGACGCGGTTTGCCCGGAAACCTGGGGAATCTGCGAAACCGTCGAGCCAAGCCTGTACGACTTCGGCGACGGCGTTACCACCATGCCAGTTCCGGCCAACGATGGAACCGGGAACACCACCTACAAGACCAGTTCCATTTTTTACTACCACTCATTTTTGAATTTATTTAATACAAATATGAAAGCCGGTGCAGTGCTCAGCAGCTGCGCGGTTCCAAGCGTAACTTCGTAGTACAATAACTTCGCCGTCGCCTAATTAACGACGGAAACGGTGGGGGAGAGATGCCTTGAACATTTCTCCCTTGCCACTCTTTCAAGGGGAGTGAAAATGGGAACTCGGGAATACCATCGCGCTTATTACCAAAAGAACAAAGAGAAATTGCAAGAACGGAGTCGAGCGTATTACAGAGAAAACTCTGAGGCTGCATTAGAGTTAGGCAGGCTACGGAGCGCAAAGCGCAGTCCAGATCAAATTGAAAAAGACAAACAGAAGTACCGCATCTGGTATGAGAAAAACAAAGAAAAACTTGCTGCTCGATCAAAGGAACGATATGCAAATGACCCCGAGCCAATCAAGAGAAGGGTTAAGTTTTACAAAAGAAATGTGCCGTCCGACAAAGCTGCGAAAATCGGACGTGCTAACGTCTTGCGGCAGTTCCACACCACAGAAGAGTGGTATCTGGCAAAACTCGAATCTCAAGAGAACCACTGCGCACTTTGCGAACGTGTCCGCGAAGAAAACGGAAACCGTCTCGGGATCGACCACGACCATTCCTGCTGCAAGAAATATGGTTCGTGCGGGAAATGCTTGCGCGGAGTTCTTTGCCGCCGATGCAACGTTCTTGTGGGCAACTTAGAAGTTTTGATTTCTCTTGGGTTGGTATTGGGCGAGTGTTCGGGTTGGGTTAAAAAGGCACTTGAGTATCTCGGGAAATATCGGGGGAATTAAAATGGCCACGCCAGCACTTGCAAGAAAGATGGTTATTCGTCCGCGCGACAAGTGGGTAATTATCCGAAAGTTCATCCGCGGCGAAGAAATTCGGGACGGCATCATCATCCCGGAAACGAAAGACGACCGTTCCCAGCGCGGCGAAGTGGTAGCACTCTCACGGTGCGCGGGACGCACGGCAGACGGAATCGAAATTCCCTGGGACATCAAAGTGGGTGATGAAGTGATCTTCACCAACTACCCGATGGACATCCCAGCAGTAGAAGAGTTGACCGGAGAACCAAACCTGGTGCTGGTACAGGCCGATGAAGGCTTCGGAGTTGCAGAAGCAGCATGAAGGCCGAACGCCACGAAAGGCGCCAATGTCCGCCAGAGTTTCAAGACCGCTTGACTCGGATGTTTGGCCGCAACCAGTTTGGCGAACCCAATTTCAAAATCGTTTGGGGGCAGTCCGAATTTCTCCGCATGGGGGACATCTGGCGGGATCGATTCGGAAACGAGCGACGTGCCTATCGGGATATTTACCAGTGCCACGGCACCCCTTGCTGGGTAATCATGCGTTGGAAGCAGCCAGAGCACTACGGCTCTCCCGCCACGTACTACGAAACCACTTGGGACGCGTTCAGCAAAATGCACTTTTTGGGCGAGTATCCGTGGCGCGGCCGCTACGAAATTGTCCAACCGCTGTACCACCAGGAAATTACGCCGGGGCGCAAGGTTCGGGAATGGGTTCCAATGCTGAACCCGCATACCGGGATTATCGAGAAAGTGGACTGCTGGAAGACCGTAGACCAAAAAATCATCATTCACCACATGCCGCTGTCCCATGTTTTGATCGACACCATTATTCCGCTGATTGCCAAAGTGCAGGCGCTTTCGCAGGACGAACTGAAAGCGATTCACCAGGCGAACAAACTGGCGCAGCACAAAAAGGATGTCGCAGAAATGGCGGAAGTGATGGCCGAGAACATGCCGAGTTACTTCGGTCCGGTCTCATATTCGCGGCAGGGTGTTCGTACATCGTTACTTGACCGCAAGATGGAACAGATTGAAAAGGTTTGGAAACGGGAACTGAAGAACGGAAGGCGTTTCACAAAGGGATTCCAGACGGGCAATCGGGTACTTTCGGTAGCTCGCTGAGAAAATTAAAAATCGGGAGGAAGTAGATTATGGGTACGTCTGCATTTCCAGTAACCGGAGCACCGCCAACCGCGCGACTCGATAAGGCGCGGCAGATTGAGAACGGCGGCCCTGGTGGTGAAGGGCTAGGAGAAACCAAACTTCAGACCCAAGACAACACGCAACTCAAGCCGCCGATCTATATCTACAATATTTGCGCGCTGCCTCACGTCCGCAATCAACCGCCAGAGTTTCCGATGTTCACGATCGAGCCGTGCGAAAAAGGAAAGAAGTTTTCCGTCAAACCGTTTCCGGGACTGGTCAACGAGCGCTACGTCAAGCCGGGAACGTCGGAGTATCACTACAAACAGGTGGACGGCCGGAAGTACGCCACCAGCCTGTTGAACCCGAGTCACTTTCCCGGAACCGATTGGCGCACGCAGCTTAACGACCGCATCACCGGCCAGGAAGACATGAGCGGTATGGACATGAACGCTTTCGGCGTGTTCTGGTCCGAACTTACGCCGGATGATCCCGCACTCAATGAGCAGATCGCACTGTTCAGGAAACGCGCAGACCGCACGATGGAAGCTCTGGTGGCCGAAGGAAACAAGTACCACGCGGAAGGGCGTCCGGGCGTAATCAGCGGACTAATGCACTTTGCGATGGACTACTTCGGACTTTCCGCACCGTGGCACATGAGCCACCGTCACAAGACCGAGTGCCTCAACTGCGGCGACTTGGTTCTGGAAGGAATCGCGTACCACCGCAATTCCAGCGGAGACATTTGCATTATCGACCGCGAACGGTATGAGGCATCCGTCATCACTGCGAAGCAGCAGAAAGAGACAGGCGCCGAGCCGAAGCAAGCTGCGGAGAGAAAGCCGCGCACAAAGGCCGCCGGCTAAACGATCTTTCTTGGGGGGCACTCTCTACACCCGCGGTCAACCCGATTCCGTGGCTGACGGTGCCCCTCAAGTAAGTTTTTGAAAGTGAAAGGCATGGATGTCGCCAAGTTTCCAACAGAACGGATTCCCAACGATGGGTTCGATTGCGAACCTGGCGCGGTCGGTCGTGAACGACACGTTTACTGGCGTCAACGGCCAGCAAGGGCGAATCTTCACCAACGATGCTCCGTTCATGCTGCCGTATTTCAATTCCGCATTTCGCACGCTGCAACGCAAGCTCCGCAATGAAGGCGTCACGTTTCCGATCAAGGACAATGTAATCCTGACGAACATGACGCCAGTGGTGGAAGTCAACAACGCCGTGCAGGTGTACGTGGGGTACGACGGATATTTTGACGGCACCACAATGCACGCAACTCCGAAACTGCCAAGCGACCTTCTACAGCCGTACTTGGTGCAAGAGCAGACTATCGGTAGTGGATTCCCATTTACACCAATGGCCCAGCCAGAAGAAGGACTCCCCTCGGCGATTCAGGGGCCGATGCTGAAAATGTGGGAGTGGCGCAACTACAAAATCTACATGATTGGATCGACGCAGGCGAAGAACTTGCGGTTGCGGTATCAGTCTGGCCAGCCTCCGCTTGACGTTCCGGCCGCCGACTTCGATACCACAGCGGTAGGGATTATCGACTGCGAAGACGCGATGGCGTTTTTGATGGTTGGATTGTACGGCGCATCCCGCGGCGCGAATCCACAAGTGCTCTTGGGGCTAGAACAGAAAGCCGACGCAGCAATTTCGGACATGGCTTTGGAATACGTTCGCCGCTCTCAAACGGTCACGTATCGCCGTACAGCCTACGGTGAAGGCGGTTCCAATGACGGTGGCAACACCAATTTGGGACAGGCAGGGCAGGGATAATGTCCTTCTTCCGCTATGACGGGGTAGTGCGCAACGCGCCAGGGGAAGCGATTCCGGGCGCTTACGTGTACGTCTGCAACCAGCCGGCGACCACCAGTGCCATTCCGCCAAGTCCGCTTGCCAACATCTATTCCGATTCAAGCGGAACAGTGCTGGCGAATCCCGTCATTGTTGATGGCAACGGTAACTTTTCGTTCTACGCATCGCCCGGACTTTTTACACTTGTCTTCTTCGATCCATTCGATCGTATCCCGACCACGGTATTTCTTGACCAAACTGTTGCGAGTCCGGGAGCTGGAACAGTAAGCAGTGTCGCGGAGACGGTTCCGACGGAGTTTGCCATCGCCGGTTCGCCGATTACGACTTCGGGAACGCTGGCGATTACCAAAGTCAATCAGAACGCGAACTCGGTATGGGCTGGACCTGTTTCAGGACCGGCCGCGCAGCCAACGTTTCGTGCATTGGTCTCTGCTGACCTTCCCGCCGGCGTGGGGAGTGTTACCAGCGTCGCGCTGACTTTCACGCCATCGGCACTGTTCACGTCGAGCGTTGGCGGAAGTCCAATCACCAGTTCCGGGACTCTTGCGGTAACTCTTGGGCTGGCGAACCAGGCCGCAAATAAATTCCTTGCCGGTCCTGCATCGGGCGGCACTGGCGCGGTCACTGCGCGCCTAATGGTTCCCGCTGACTTGCCGGGACAGGTTACTACGACATTCTCAGCGACACCGACATTCGATGCCAGCGCGGGAAATGGTTTCAAAATGACGCTAACTGGAAACGTGACTTCCAGCAGTGTCACCAACCCAACGGCGGCGCAGACCATCACGTTTGTTATCACGCAAGATTCGACAGGTGGCCGCACGTTTGTATGGCCAACGAATTTCAAGGGAGCAAGCGCAATCGCCCCTGACGCTAATTTGGTGAGTGTTCAGTCGTTTTATTATGACGGAAGTTTTTGGCGCGCCACTGGTCCAGGAATGACTATGGTGTCGTAAAATGATGCCCATGAATATCTACTTGGTGGTGAATAAAATCAACGGTAAGAAGTACGTCGGACAAACAATCCAGACCTATCGCCATCGGTGGACAGACCATTTGGCAGAATCCAAAAGAGGAAAGGGCTACCTGTTAGGAAGTGCAATTAGGAAATATGGAGCATCAAATTTTGACGTTACAGTTATCGGAAAAGCCGAAAGCAAGGAACAACTGGATGCTCTGGAAATTTCTTTGATACAAGAACACAACGCTTTGTATCCACAAGGCTACAACTTGGAGCTTGGTGGCTCCGCGCCCATGCACTCTGCTGAGACGCGGGCCAAAATGAGTAGAGCCCTCAAAGGAAAGAAAAGGACTGACCAGCACAAACGAAATTACTCGTTAGCATCGACTGGACGTATCTTTTCAGAAGAGGCGAAAGCGAACATGCGGAAAGCATGGATTCACAGGAAATCGCGGCCTCTTCCGGAGCTAACAAGACTGAGATTGCGGCGCGCTTATGACTGGAAGAAAGAAGTTTTTAGGCGATGGAAAACTTCCGGTCAATTAGTTCCCGCATAGCAGGCCACGTGAGCCTTAACACGGTTGCAAACAAAGAAAAGGCCAGCGTTCGGGGGCTGAGTTGGAGAAAATAAAATGGCACTAGCAACGCTTTCAGTAGCAGGTGGCGCAGTACAGACCAACGACCAGCGTATTCAGCGTTTCTATGGAACGTTGACGTTGAGCGCTCGGACTGACACTTATCCGGCAGGCGGATTGACTCTCGATTCCGTACTGGCTGCGGCACTCCCGGTCACTTCCAATTCCGCAATGGTTTCCTTTCGGGCGACTGGCGCCGGTGCTGGCTACATCTATCAGCGCATCCCGTCCAACGGGAAACTGATGATCTTGCAGGTTCCACCGTCCGGCTCTCTCACCACGGCGGCGCCGTTGCAAGAATTGTCCTCGGCTGCGAACTCGCTATCCGGTGTTTTCGCCGACACGATTTCGTTCGTCGCGGAATATCTGCGGAACGCATAGTAAATCCAAAGAAGGAGGACGGAACTAGGCGAGTGATGCCGCTTAGTTCCGTTTTTTCTATACGCAGAACGCGCAAGATCCTCTCGTTCAAGTCCCACTGAATCTCTTTGGCGGTCTCTATACAGAGGCGGACCCTACCAGTCTGCCCGACGGCGCGAGTCCGCTTTCGATCAACTGCGACTATGACTTGGGTTCAGTGTTCGGCCGTCCCGGGAAAGAGAGTGTGTTCAGTTACGCCGGTTCGTCCTACATTCTCAATCCAGCTTTCACTCAATCAGTAGGAAGTGGCCAAGCCTGGTCGGGTGGCAGCGTTACTTTGAACCAGGGCGGCGGCGGTTCAGGGGCAAGACTTCTCCAAAGTGTATTTAAGCTGGGAGAAAATGTTGATACCGATTCAGTCACTATAAACCTGAGTGCAGACAGCCTCGTCGTTATCAGTTTGTGGCATTACAACTTGGGCGTCGTGAGCATCATCGACAGCTTCGGACTGGATTGGCACGCGATCCACCAAAGCCAGTATTTTTACCAAGCAGGTCCGGCAAACGAAGCGCTGGAAATGTTTTGCGCTTTTACCGGAAGCAATTCAGGCGAGAACCTGATCAGAATTTCAACCCTGAACAACGGGCGAGCGTTCAACGTTGCTGAATTTGCTGGCATCATTCCAGTTAGCACAGTGCCTGGTTCGGCTGGGGCGTCGAGCACCAGCACACCCACTGAAGCGCCTAGCGACATTGGCAGCGGTCCGGTAGAGACCAACAACGACCCAAGTTTCGTCGTATCGGCGGGATATTCGGCGGCTATTTCTACACTGACTCCCGGCTTTGGTTTCACTTCATCCGGTGGTGGTCTCGTCGCCGATGTCGGAATTTTGCAGACGCAATTCTTCGTTCCGTCCTCTATCGGAAGTTATTCGCCTACATTTGGATTGGACGCCAAGAACGTATGGGCCGCAGTAACTCTAGCGTTTGGTTCCACACCTGGCGGGGGTGGTGGCAGCCCTAATTCGCAAACTCTGCAATCGCTTAATTTCGGTCCGCCGATTCCTGTAAACGTGAATCCTCTTCCGGTTCCTTCATGTGGCTGCGGATGCACGGAAGCCGACGAACTTCCGGTGTTTGGCGTGGAAGTGTTGATTACCGGAAGCCAGGACAACAACGCCCCAGACGCGATTCTTTCGGTGCAACTGCAATTGCCGGATGGCAGTCTCTCTCCAACGATTCACACGACACAACTTCCGGCAAGCCCCGGAACCGTGGTTGTCGGGAGTCCTACCGATAATTGGGGATTGACGCTCAGTGCTTCGATTCTCAGCGACCCGAATTTCACGGTGAATATCGTTGCGACGACAACTGGCGGCGAGGTTGTAACTTTCACCGCAACGGTACAGATTCAGGTCTTCACAACGCCGAATCCGCCGCCAGACATCAATTACCTCAAGACCTTCGCGCAGACTGGCGGCGAAGTCTATTCGCTGGTGCTTGGCAGCAATGGAACGATGTACCGCGAAGATGCCATCAACAATCCGAATGTGCTCTCCGCGGTCTATTCGGCGATCGAGCCAGACACTTTCGCGGAATCGGCCACGATTGACGATCGAGAATTTATTGCGCTGTCCAATCTTCTGAATGGGACGGACATCCCGTACACCTACGACGGCACGAACTTTGACCGACTCTCGCAGGTTGGTCCTGGCGCGCCGCCGACGGCTTCCACGTCCACCGCGACTATCGATATCCTGAGCATCACCCAGCCGACTGCCAAAGGCGACCCGGAAGCCCCTGGGCGGCTATCAGGGATTCTCTGGTCCAATGGTCCGGGTTCCACCGCACCCGGAAACGTGTTGACGGTCTATTACGCTCGCGTCAGTGCGCAACCAGTGGCAGACCCCGACTTACAGCCCGGAGTTGGCGTTGAGATTGCCGGCGTGGACGTGCCAGGTCCGAATCAGGATTTCAACGGCCAGACGGTAGACGGCGATTACATTGTGGTGAGCGTCGGGCAAGGTGTTCCGCCCGGAGGGGAGTTTGAACGCTGGTTCTTTACCGTGGTCATGCCGTCCACGCAAAGTGTTAATCAGGCCGACCACGAAGAAGGCCACGGGCCTTTTGGCAGCTATCAGGTCACAACCGCCACGCTGACCGCTTCGGCTCAGGTTCCCAATTTGGAAGTGGGGAACTCTATGGCCATCTCCGGCACTGGTGGCTCCCCGCCGGCAGGATATGACGGCACATGGGTAGTACAGAAGACGCCAAACGCGGCACAGTTGCAGATTACCAGCACGTCACTGACTGGAAACGTCGCCACTTACGGTTTCAACCTGATAAGCGGAACCAATCCGACGGTTGGACAGGCCGTGACCGTAACCGGGACGCTGAACGGTAACGGCATTTTCAACGTGACCAACGGAGTCATTTCCTCGACCTCGGCAGGCGTTTTCTCAATCAATCTGGCGGGCGCGGACGTGTCCAGCGTGGCGGAAGACGGCATCGGCGTAATCTTCGGAACGATCTTCGTCTTCGATCCGCTGAAAGTGGTAGGAAACAAAACTGGTGGCACTCTGGTCACGGTGGGAATCATCTCCGCTGGAATCCGCAAGGTCTGCTATTCGTTTCTAACCCGCAACGGGTACATGACTGCGCCATCTCCGATCCTGACGTTTGACGTTCCGGTGGGAGCCTCGACGCTGACCATCGGGAACCTGGCATCCGGGCCGGACGATGTGATTGCGCGTGTGGTGCATTTGACGGCCGCCAACGGTGGGAACTTCTACAACATCCCGATTCCAGTGGACGTGTTGAGCAACGGAATCACTGTCATCAATACCTCGACCTACCTGAACGACAACACTTCGCGGAGCATCAATCTGAGTTTCTCGGATGGGGTATTGCTCGCGGCCAGCGGAATCGACATTCAAGGAAACAACCTTTTCGCCACAATCGAATTGGGAAGCATCCTCGGGGTTATCGGTTATGCGTCGCGCTGCTTCGCTCTCGGCGAGCAGAATAAAGTCCCGAATCTTCTGAACTGGTCTTTTGACGGCGGGTATCTGGAAGTGGCTCCGGCGCCGCCGAAACAACCGCTCGGCTGGACGTTTGACGCAACTTCTGGCGCTGGCGGTACGCTGGTGGATTCTCCGATCTTCGGATTCGCCTACGAGATTTCAAACGCTACCGGAAGCACTCAAGCCAAGTACGGCATGATTACTCAACCTGCCTTCCAGGATGAGTTCAAGGTTCCGATTTTCCGGGCGTCCACAAAGTACAGCACGCGCATTACGGCGCTGAAGACCGCCGGAGGCGCAAGTGGCAATCTCGTTGTCGATCTTTACAGCCCGTCCACGGCGACATCGCTTGGAACGTTTTCGGTTCCTCTGGCTTCGCTGACGGACACCATGCAGATATTCACCGGCGCGATGCTGACATCCGTTTTGGCTCCCGTGCCAAACGATTTGCTTCTGCGAATCTACGCGCAGAACATTCCAGACGGAACGACGATTCAAATTGACCGCAACGAACCGTTCCCGACAGAACAGCCGAATCTGGACACCCAAGTTACCGGAAGCTACGTCAACAATTTTGAGGCGTTCGATGAAAGCGGAGAAGGCGGCATCGTTGACACCGCGGGAGAGAACCAACAACCCGTGCGCAGCGCGTTTACGCTCTACGACACGCTGTATTTGGTGAAGACAGGATCGTTTGTCTCCACACAGGACAACGGAAGCACGGAGCCGTCTGGTTGGAGCCTAAGAATCGTATCGAACTCCGTCGGTACTCCGTCAATCTATGGCGTGACGACCGGAATTGACGAACCAAACACCGGAGAAGCGTGGGCGATCGTTGCGGGACAGGCCGGCGGGTACATTTTCAACGGTGGCGAACCGATCAAAATCACTGAAGAAATTCAGCGGCTATGGAACCTGATTAACTGGCGCTACGGCCACACCCTTTGGGTGAAGAACGACGTAAAGAATCGCCGCGTGATGTTTGGCGTGCCTCTGAAAACTCCTAACCAGTGGTTGCCGACCGGAATTATTGCCGACGACAGCAACCCGACGACGCCAAACGTCATTCTGATGTGCAACTACCGCCAGTTGAACACTGGATCTGCACTGGCAGAGAAGGTCGGAGTCCATGTTTCGTATTCCGGGCGCCTGATTGCTTCGGAACTGACGCGGAAGTGGTCGATCTGGACAATCAAAGCGCCGTGCGCCGCGTTCCTGCGCCGTGATGACACCACGGAGCCGCTTTTCTTCGGAAACTCCGATGGAAACGGAAAAGTCTTTGAACTGGTGGACGATTTTGGCCAAGATGACTGCTCGGCCATCCAGCAAATTTACGATACCTACGGATTTGTGACCGATGAGCAAGGGCAAGGTATGCGAATCGGCTCATTGCGCAAGGTCTACACGTATATGTCGATGCTAGTGGACGGAACCGGGAATTTGAACGTCCGGGTGTTCCCGAATACACTCGATTCTCAGTATGCGCATGATTTGCTGCCACGAATCACTCTGCCGCAGATGACCGACGGAGATATTGAGCTGCCACTGAACGAAACAGCGAATCGGTTGTTCTTCCAGTTCAAGACTGACGCTATTGGAGCGTCTTTCAACCTGAGCAGAATGATGGTGGCTTTGCAGCAAGACCCGTGGTCGCCGATACGTGGGAAAAATTACTAATCTTATATATGCTTCCATCTTCCACGACGAGCTATTCTAGATACGGAATCAGGAGTTATTCCATACTTTTTGCAGATTGCATCGATAATGTCCTTTTCCTCCTTTGGTCTTGGGCCAGTACGATACGCTTTAGGATATTTAAGACGTATCTCTTCCACTTGCTTTTGTGTAAGAACACACTGACCGTTCCTTTCTCCGACGCAGGAGCGTCCACGAGAAACCATGTCCCTGTGGTTATCCGCGTCCGTGCCAACTCTAAGATGTTCTGGATTTACACAAGCCGGGTTGTCGCAGCTATGAAGGATACCTTTGTCTTTTGGTATTTTTCCATTTGTCAGAATCCACGACACTCGATGTGCGCGCTCTATCTTATTATGGCGGTCGTTCCAGATAAGCCCATATTGGTATTTCCCACGTATTTTAGCTCCCATCCAAAGCCAGCAACGCCCGAGAGAGTTGTCTGTAGGATGCGGCGGTCCGTTTTTGTTGACCTTGTCCCAAAATCTATGTTTCATTGGGACTCGGACAAAGCGGCCTTTGGCATCTATTTTCATGCGGAGAAGTTTACGTCCATAGTATCCAAAACGCAAGAAGTGAGGGCGTAATGGCGAAGAGTGCTTCTCCGGCGGCGTTGGATATTCAAAAAGAAATTTCTCGCCTGCGCAAAGTCGATGAAGGACAGTGGTTACAGTCTGCTTTGCAACGCATTGAGGATGCCGTCAACAATCTAGGGAAAAACGGAGCTATTCCGCCCAAAGGTGTTCTGCCGCCACCGCCTACCATTCAAGAACTAACGGTTAAAACCAACGGGACTGGTATGGTCCATGCGGTAATCAACGACTCCAACCCCATCGACAAGGGACTCAGGTATTTTATTGAATACGACACAGACCCAAATTTTACGCGCCCTCATCCGGTTCATCTTGGCGCTTCTCGTTCAATGACTCCAATTACTTTACCTGCGCAGGACGACGACGGAAACCCGCAGCAGTTTTATTTTCGCGCCTATTCGCAGTATCCCGGTGGAAAGCCTGGGCAAGTAGTGCATTATGGTGGCACCACGCCGACCGCAGTGGACCCTGGCGGCACGCAGCAAATGACGCTTATTCCCAGCACTGGAAGTGGGACAGCTCAGGTTTCAGGACAGCAAGGCGGTTCAGGCTTCGGAAAAGTTCTCACTCGGCCATCGGCGGGACCGAAGAGGGCGATTGTATCGTGAGCAAATCGGTCGGTTCAGTTATTCAGGAGTACTACTTAAAGACTACGGACTGGACACCGATTGTCGCTCCAATTGAGTGCGGCTATTGGATGTTTCTGCGAACCAACAACCGCACAAAGATTGGGCGCTGCTCCGACGACCAAAACATGGAAACCTGCTATTGGCTGGACGGGTATGACTGGGTGACGTTTAGTTGTCCGGCTCTCTACAAAAAGTTTCGGTTTGCAAAGGGTGACACCGTAACATTCCTAAAGGCCACGGCAGAGAATACGATTGCATATTTTGAATTTTACAACTGAGGTGACGGAATGAAATATCTGGACAAGATGGGAACGTGGAGGCGGGTGTTGTATTTTGCACTCTTGCTGGCGTTCATCGGTGCCGTCAATATGTCGGGACAGCAACAGAACTCTGGCGGCCAAGCGGTCACGATCAGCGGTTCTCTGCCGGCTGGTGCTGCCATCGTTGGAAAAGTAGGGATTGACCAAACGACTCCCGGTACAACGAACCTTGTTTCCATCGGGACGGGCGGCCACGTAATTATTGACTCGGGATCGACGACAGCGGTAACAGGAAACGTTACCGTCGCGCAGGCCACGGGAAGCAATCTCCACGTCGCAGTGGATTCGGCTCCGACTACCACAGTGAGTGGAACAGTGGCGAACGGAACGGGAGTTGCGAATATCGGTATCGTGCGCTCCGTCCCTTCGGCGTGTACGCAGTCAACAAATTTCACCAATAGCACGGTCGGAGTCGCCACGGCCGCCGGAACGTCCGTCACTAGCACCACCACTTGCGTTACGGATGTGTACGTCAACAACATCACCAATTCCGCGGTCACATTTCGCCTCGCGGACAAAACCGGGACTCCGATCATTTGGATTGGTGGCAACGCAGATTTCACCATCCCGGCGAACTCCAATGTGAGGTTTCCGTTAGGCGGGGTGACATTCGCTAACGGGATAACCGCCATCGCTGGAACTGGCAGCGCGTTGAACCTACAGGTCAACGGGTTACAGTAATGCGGCGAATCGGGTGGCTGTTCCTTCTTCTTCTGGTTCCTACGTTTCTTGATGGGCAGCAGCAAACTTCGCTGCCCATAACCCGATTCAGTTGCTTTGTTCAAGCGGTAACAGCTATAACGCAGTGCCAAGCCGCGCCAGCAGCCGGACTGCGCGCCTACGTCACTGATTTTTCTTTTTCCAACCAGGCGGCGACAGTTCAAACTCTCGACATCGTTTTCGGAACAGGAACAAACTGCGCAACAGGAACCACTGCGCTGACTCACAAATTTCAAATGGGTACGAACGCGACTACAACAAGTCCACAGGTAGTTGGCGCGGATTTAGTTTCTCCATTGGTGCCGACGGCCGCCAACGCCATTTGCGTGCGTCCTTCTGCCGCTACCGCGTTTGGGGCAACCTTAACGGGTTATACCGGACCATGATCCGCCAGTTCGTGGAAGAGGATTTACCCGTGCTGACTGAGATCCATGCGGCGAACGAACTGCCGCCGAACTGTATGCCGGACCCTTCCGACCCGCTGATGTTGGTGAAAGCGGTAGTGGAAAAAGATGGTCGCGCAATCATGGCGACTTTCCTGCGCGGAGCCTCGGAAATATATCTACTGGTCGATCACCAGTATGGAACGCCAGAAGAACGTTGGGAGTGGATGAAAGAACTAAAAACGTACTTGGCGCACGAAGCATGGAAACTCGGGCTGGACCAGATGACTTGCTGGGTGCCGCCGGAAGTGGACAAGAGTTTTGGTAAGCGATTGGAAGAGTTAGGCTTTCAGCGCTCTACCTGGCAGTCCTATACCCTAAACATCACATAGTTGTGGTACGATTTCTGCACATCGGGTGAATCGTGAGGCGTTGCAATGTTTCGAGTACGCGACAACCCGACTTTTGACATCGCCACAGGTAAGTTCCTCCATTCAGATGGCGAATCGTTCATCGAAGAATTTCCCATCCGACTTGACCGCGACGTGCAGGGCAAAGCGAAGAAAGATCGCCAAACTGCGCAAGATACCGCGTCCGGCTACGGCTCCGGTGCCGCGCAAATTGGTTCTTCCATCATCCCTGGTCTTGAGCGTGACGCCAACAATCCCACCGGCTACGACCCGACCGACCTAAATAACATGCTGGTGTCGAGCCAAGAAGCGGTAGGCGGCTCAAACGCTGGCGTGACTGGCGAAGCGAACCTCGCCGCAGCACGCACGCGCAATGCCGGTGGATTTGGCCGTGTTCTCGATGAAGCTGCACGAATCAAAGGCCGTCAACTCTCCACCAATGCGCTGAACGTGCAGAATGAAAACGCTCGGCTGAAACAGCAGAAGCAGCAAGAAGCCCGTACTGGATTGGAACATCTGTACGGCGTAGATACTTCCGCCCAACTTGGGGAAGGGAAACTGGCCAACGAAGATTTGAATACCGCGCTGGAAGCCGGGAAGTCTGGCTGGCAGCAGAACGCAATGGGATGGATGAACACAGCGGCGAACGTGGCAAAGGCGTTCAAGCCGGAAAGTGGCGGGGGCGGCGGCTAATCCATGCTGACTTTGGACGACATTCGGGCACTCCCCAACGATCCCAGCGAAGAACATCTCATCGCTGCTGGTCTGTTGCCGAAGCCTGCTCCACCACCGTCCATTATTCCGGCGGCCAGTGGGCCGATTCCTACGCCTTCTGCGGTTACTCCGCGCGCTGAACCTTCTGCGGATTGGAAAGCAAAACTGGCGGCTACGGCTCCGCACGCTGCGACGGTGATACCGCCGATGCAGCCGGTTGCTCCCGACCTCGGCAGTCCTGTTACTCCCGGAAACGCAGGAGCACATCCTACGGACGAACTTTCGAGTCCAACGATCCCTGCATTGCCAAACCTGAATTTCAAGGAACGGCAAGCACTTCCGATTACTTCTCCGGGTGCTCCGGCGAACAGTTCCGCATCGTTCCGCGCGCAGATCGAGCGGTTGCAGGACCAGAAAGCACACCCCTGGGGAACTGAAGAGAACCATCCTGGCCTGCTAGGTAAAATCGCCCACTACGCGGCGAAGGTTGGGAACATAGCAGGTGACATCTTTGCGCCAGCGACAATGGCGAATATCCCCGGCACCGAATTGAACAAGACGGAGCAACTCCGCGAGGCCGAAAGCAAAGAAGCTAAAGCGGAAGGCCGCGAGACTGCGGAGAAGACCGCTGAATCAGAAAACGAATTGCGCGCAGCGGAAACCAAGAAAAATTTGGCGATGGCTGACCGTGAACCAGGCACGACCGCTGAACGGGAAGTGTTTAAGGATTTGACCACTGGCGAGAACGGTGGTCCGCGCGTCAATCCCGATACCGGGAAACCATATACCGCGCTAGAGGCTTTTGAGGCTGTAAGGCAAGCCGAACAGAAGTCCACGACAAAGCCAGAGAGCATTGACCAGGCCGCAGTAGACGCAAAGATGAAGGAAACCAATCCGCAGACTGGCAAACCTTTTACGGCGTATGAGGCACGCGTGGAATTGGCGAATGACATTGCCGGCGGTAAGAGCAAGGGACCGTCCAGCGCGGAAGAGGATCAACGATACGAAAAAATAATGACCGACGTGCGGATGGGAAAGCCGGTGTCGGCAGAAGATAGGGCGTGGGCTGGCGTTTACGAAAAGCGTAAAACGCTTGGTCCTTTTGCCGCGGCTGTTGCGCAAGCTCCGCAAAAATCCACCGAACGGTCTGACAAGAGCTACCAGTACAATGCAACCGCTCTTGAAAAAGTAGCTACTCCTGTCGAGCAGACAATGGCTCGCATGGGGCGTTTGATGGAAGCCCTGAATCAACATACCCCGGCCGCCGATGCTCTGGTCGGTCCTGAATTACTGACCATTATGGCTGGTGGACAAGGTTCCGGTCTTCGTATGACTGAGGCGGAAATTTCACGCATCGTCGGTGGACGTTCGCATTGGCAGGATTTGCAGGCAGCAGTACAGAAATGGAGTCTCGACCCATCCACAGCCAACTCCATCACAGCAGATCAGCGGAAACAGATGCGCGATTTGGCCAGCGCTGTTCAGCGGAAACTTGTAGCAAAACAGGTTGTGTTGGACAAAGCTCACGAAGAACTTCTGGATAGCGAAGATCCAAAAGACCACCGTCGAGCAGTAACCGACGCGCGGCGAGAACTGGACAAGATTGACGCCGGCGCGGAAGCCGCGAAGATTCGCGGAGAAGGCGGGGAGAAGATCGCCACGAAAGAATTACTGGACGCTTACGCCAAAGCGCACAACGTCTCCGTCGATGAAGCCAAAGCCGCAGCCAAGAAATCTGGATATAAGATTCAAGGCGAAAAGTAATGTTCCAGAGTCCTCAGGTAGATTTTGATGAATTTGCGAAGTCTCGCGCGCCGAAAGCGGCCCCTCCGTCCGATTTTGGAGAGTTCGCCGAATCCCAACAGCCAGAAGAGGAAACTGGCGGTGAGCAAACCCGCGAAGAACTTCCAGGAGCAACCCCGCGGCTGAAAGCCAGCGTAGAGGCTGGAAAATCTCCAAAGATACCGCTTACTCCGCTTGAGAAACGCACGCCGGGAGAAGGAATCTCCACCAAAGGTGCTGGCTCGGAATGGTGGAATAAACTAAAGCAACTCGCGCCATCGGACCCAACTGAGGGACGGTCTGTTTTTGACCCTAAGTTTTGGTACAACCCGAATAAGGCTGGTGTCGATCCTGCTCATGGCGGCTTGGCTCAGGCTGGCGATGAAGCCTCTCACGAATACGACCGCGCGCGGAAAGCAGGTAGCGGGATTATTCCTTCCATCGCTACGGCGGGAGTCGTTGGCGCTGGCTCTTTGCTTGGAGTAAGCAACAAAGAAGAGGAAGAACAAGCAGAGCGCGGCGAGGGCGGAAAGATCATCGGCGGTGCCGCTGCACCCGCAACCGTGGCCGCACTCGCTCCTTTGGTTGGTCCGGCAGTTGAAACCGGAGCCAAAGGCTTGCGAGCTGGTGTGATCCGACCGATTGCCGACACGATGGCAGATAGGTTCGCCACACCTGCGGTTGCTCCCGGCCTATCGGATGTCGCTAAAGCGAATCTTGAGCAACCTCTCGCACGGCGCGGGGTTGAGAAAGTCCTACGTTCCAGCGGTATGCCATCGGGACAAGCGGGATTACGAGACGCGTTCTCTATTGCTGCACCTGACCTTGCTGAAATTGAACGTAGTCAACCAATCGGGAAATCTGGCACACAGGGCGGAATAATCCGTCCTGACATGCGGCTGCGGCAAACAGTCGAGAATATCGACAATCGGCTGGACGATATTTGGAAGAAAGAACGCCAGCCACAAATTGAGCGAAATGCAGAATTGCCAACCCTGTCCCGCGAGCAGTTGCTTGGCGATGCCACAATAGACCAACTCAAACGAATCGAAAAAACGTTCAAGATGGACATCCCTGACCAGATCAATCTTGGCGATGCCGACAAGATGCTGGTCAAGGTAAATGCCCGTCTTCGTCGCGCTGAAGGCATGACGCCAGAAGCAAGGGCGCTTGCTCTTGAATTAAGTCCAGACTTGCAGAAATTCAACGAAATGAAGGGAGAACTCCACCGGAGCATTGGCGACTTGCTTGAGCGCGTCAATGAGCCGGGAATCAAAGAATTTAATCGGCGGTACGGTGCGTTGTCGGAAGTACGCGATGCTCTACGAAATAAAATGAATCCCGTGGAAGCGGAGCGGGTTCTGGACAGTGTTCGCGCCACTGGCGGCTTAGGCCGCAACGTAAACCTTTTTGAACGGTTGCATCTAAAAGCCTCGCCGGGACGTTTGGCGCAAAAAGGATTGGAAGACCTCTCGCGGTCTAACTTGCAAATCGTTCCACCTATAGAACGTCCACCAGTTGCAGGGCTACTGCCAGGGATTCCTGAACCTCTCAGCGGTCCCGGCGATACCAGTGGACCAGTCCGCGGCGGCCGCTGGACGACTCCCGCCGGATTGATTGAAGGTATCCCCCCGGTAGAGGGCGAGTACATCCCGCCGGCGGAAACGGCTAACGGTCTGCCATCGGCTACCGTAATAGAACCACACCCGAAAGTTCCAACACCTTTCCGCGTGGAAGCTCCACGTATGCGCGCTGGCACGATACCGCCGATTGAACCAGTCACCAGCACAACGATGCTCCCGGGTGGGGCTGGCGTTCGCAATATCAAACTTTTGTCCGGGCCGACTGCCGAAGCGCCTGCCGCAGTAAAGCCGATTGAGCCGGTTGCTCCGAAACCTGCTCCGATTGAAACAAAGCCTGTCATTCCTGAGACGAAGCCGGTTATCCCTGAAACGCCGGAAGAAGAGGCCATACCAGCCGAAATTAAGGGCATCACTGAGCCTGTAAAACCAAAAATCGCAAAGGTGAAAACGAAGCCGATCGAGAAGCGGTTCACCAGCGAAGAGATTGCCGACGCAGAAGGCATGTTGCGCGCCGAAGCGGAAGCGTCACAGTCTGGCGAAAAACCTGCGCGGTATTTCGATGAAGTTGGCCAGACAGATCAACCGCTAAAGGAACGTCCGAAAGAAGGAACCCGAATTGGTGGCCAGTGGCGCAGTGTTTCCAGCGGCCGCAATATGTTCCCATTCCTGAGAGAGAATCCAAAGGTCAACGCAGGCGAAATTCTCAAAGCTCTCCGCAACAAAGACAGCGCAGCATATAGCAGGCTGATGGAGCGCGCCGTGGACTTTAACAAGCGCCACGCGCCCCCACCGGATGAGGCTTATGACTTCATTCGTGGACTTGGCGGGAATCCTGATGCCGAAACAGAAGGAATCCAAGAGGACATTGGTGGGGCTGAACCAACTTTCAACCCGGAAGAGATCGAGCAGGCACCGGAAGTAAAAGAGCATCCGTCGATTGGTCTCATTAAGGCGATAGCCGAAAAGAAGGGTGGCATCCTTCCTGGCATGGAGGAACACGTCGCCAACCAGCAGAACGGCGCCGCAAAGGTGGCCGGGGAGAATCTGACCGCCGAAGCCAACACGCCGAAAGACATCTCGCAGGCCGCCGGCCGCATGGAGACACACTCGCCGCTATTCCGCGGCACAGAGGCAAGTCCGCAACGGGAGATATTCGGCAACGCACCGGCAAAGGCAGAACTCCCGGCGACCGTTGCTCCGGTAGTCCAAGAGGCAGGCTGGAAGTTTGAGGGAAAGAACAATCTCGGCCAGTACATCATCCGTATGCCCGGTACGGAAGTACGGCTCCATCTGTTTGAAAGGGAATTGCAGCCGGACTTCATCCGCCGTCAGATCATCGCCAAAGAGAAGCAGTACGGCACTCCCGGACCAGAAAAGAAGTAACCCTTGCGCCAGAACGCAAATTTGCGTATAAATCTTGCGTGCCAAAAATCGGGATAGTTACAAACTTAGGTTCTCGCGGACTGCTCCGCGATGCCACTCTCATTAAGCCAATAATCGAAGCGTTGGGATACGAAGTGCAGTTTCTTCAGTATGAGGAACCATGCGAAGAAACGTTCGCGCTTTGTATTTTTTTAGAGGTAACTCCACGCAGTTTGATTAAGTGCTCCGAAGCGCCGCCGTGGGTATTCGTCAATCCTGAGTTTCTCCGACCGGAGAACGTGAAGATTATCCAGCGGCATTTTTCCCGCGTGCTCTGCAAGACCCATGAAGCTCACCGTGTCTGCTCAGAAGTGTTTGGCGAGAAGGCGCGGTACGTCGGTTTCATTTCAGAAGACAAGCACGATCCGTCAGTACAGCGGATACACACGTTTCTCCACGTCGCCGGGAACAGTAAGGTCAAAGGCACTCAGGCAGTCATGGACGCTTGGAAGTGGCGCAGGAACGGAGAAGGATTGAACGCCAGCCTAGTCGTTGTGTCGGACTGGCTGGAACAGAAAGACGCTCCGAACGGCGTAACTGTGTTCAGCAAGATTGACGACGCTGAATTGACGCGGCTACAAAACGCCTGCATGTTCCACTTGCAACCATCGGAGACAGAAGGATTCAGTCACGTAATCCACGAAGCGATGTCGGTGAACGCCACGATCTTAACGGTGGACGCGCCGCCAATGAACGAGATTCACTCGGTCTACAAGATTCCTTCCACTGGTCAGACCAAGCTGCACCTGGCCACGATGAACGAAGTTTCCGCACTGGACATCTATACCGCTGTGCGCGAGATGTTGAAATACAAAGGACAGGGATTCGCCAAGCAGGGGATGCCGCGGGAAGAGTTCCTTGCTGGCAACGAAGCGTTCAAAGAAGCATTTACGGAGCAACTGAAAGACATGGAGCCAAAACAATTCAAGCCGGTCAATCGTCCAAAGTCTAAATCACCGTCCATCGCCTTCATCGGTAACTTCGCCGCAGAACACTCAACCGAAAATCAAATTTTGTGGGCATTGGAACAAGGTCTCGGCTACGAAGTCGAAAAGCTCCAAGAGAACGAGACCAACTTGGACGCCATTATGGAAGCAGCACTCTACAACGGGCTATTGCTGTGGGTGCGCACTCCGGGTTGGTTAAAGGTTCCAGATGAGCATATGTTCGATGCGTTGGAGCACCTGAAAACAAATTACGTTAAGACATTCGCGGTTCACTTGGACAAGTTTTGGGATATTCCAGAACGGGAATCGCTAATCGGGAAGTCTCCGTTTTGGAATGTGGAATATGTATTTACCGCCGACGGCTCCCGCCAGAAAGATTTTGCCGCGCGTGGGGTAAATCATTTCTGGATGCGGCCAGCGGTCTCAGAAGTCTACTGCCATTCGGGAACGGTGCGGGAAGAGTACCGATGCGACGTTGGCTTTGTCGGAGCCAAGAACTACCACGAACAGTACCCGTTCCGCCGGCAGATGATTGAGTTTCTGGAACAGACCTACGGAGAGCGGTTCAAACACGTTGAGGGAGTCCGCGGCCATCTTCTCAATGATGTATACGCTTCGATGAAGGTGGTTGTCGGGGATTGCTTCGGTGCCGGGATTCCTTTCTACTGGTCCGATAGACTTCCAGAGACTTGCGGTCGCGGCGGTCTATTGCTGCATCCATTTGTAGAAGGCATGGAAGTTCCTTGCCCAAACTACGCCCCGCAAGACTTGGACAACCTGAAATATCAAATAGATTGGTGGCTGGATGTGGACGAGTCAGAACGCAGGGTGGTGCGGCAGAATTGCATGGAGCACGTCCGGCATCACGATACCTGGACGGACAGGATGGAGTGGATTCTTGAAACCGTTATGCGTTGATTTGTACTGCGGACTTGGTGGTTGGGCGGAAGGTTTTCTTTCAGAGGGTTACGACGTGATTGGATTTGACATCGAAAAACACGACTACGGAACCGGAGCGTATCCGGGCCAACTGGTTTTACAGGACGTGCTCTCGCTGCATGGTTCACAATTGAAACGGGCTAGGGTAATCGTTGCTTCGCCGCCGTGCCAAGAGCCGAGCTATCGCGCAATGCCGTGGAAGCGAGCCAAAGCATTGAACGAAATCGGTCCACCGCACAAGTTCATTGAACTGTTCAACGCCTGTTTTAGGATTCAGCAGGAAGCATCGGAAGCGGCTGGACGGCATATTCCGCTCATCGTAGAAAATGTGATGGGCGCTCAACGATGGGTTGGCAGTGCAGCATGGCATTTTGGTTCGTACTATTTGTGGGGCGACCTGCCAGCATTAATGCCGATTCCATCGAAATTGCGGAAGAGTTCGCACGTTCCTTTGGTCGAAACACCGCCTGGTACGGGCAAGACTTCATGGTTCTTTGGTAACTCAAAACACGAAGGCCAGAATTGGAGCAAGTTTGCAAAGACTGGTGAAGTCTTACCCCATTGGCGCATGGAAGCGCATCGAGATGATGTTGCGGGAGTAAAACAAAGAAACGGTGGTACTCAAGGATGGTTCGGAGAATACAAGCCTACCGGACAAGGTTCTAGGAATTTTTCTTCAAACTCAAAGGCACGCAAAGCCGCCAGTGCTCAAATTGCCAAAATTCCATTTCCTCTTGCTCGCCATATCGCGCAATGTTTCAAGGTGAACCAATGATCCCCTGCTTCTGGCATTACGGCGGCCGCGGGGCGTGGTGCCAAACAATCGTGGAATTTCTCACGCGTGGCTGTGAGCACCAAATGGGCATAGGGCCAGCCGTTACCGCCGTGGTAGTGGTGAAAGCTGACGCAGTGCCGTCAGAGCAGCAGTTAAACGCTGACCTAGCGCAGATCGAGCGCGGCGTGCTGATAGTGACCGCTAACGAGGAAGGAACCTTCCGGCCAGAGCTGATTACTCACCCACGGTTCAAAGTGTGGTTGCAGACTCCGGCGAAACATCAGTTTGCTCACCGATACTTGCCGTGGGGCTGGACGCCACTTCAGCACATGGACCTCGCGCGCCAATATGATTGGAGTTTTGCGGGACAGGTAACACACCAACGACGGGAACAGTGCGTGGAAGTGCTGCGAACTCTGCCACACGGCAAACTCGTTGTCACTTCGGGGTTTTCGGAAGGGCTGGACCGTGAAACATACGCAGACCTGTTGCAATCGAGTAAAGTAATTCCGTGTCCGTCCGGTCCAATTACGGTCGATTCGTTTCGTTTCTGTGAGGCTTTAGAGTCGGGAGCAGTGCCGATTCCTGACGGTATCTCTCCGCGTGGTCCGTATTTCGATTATTGGAAGCGTGTGTTTGGTAGGCATTTTCCATTTGCAGTGGCATTCTCTTGGAATCACGCGCCGGGGATTCTTAGACAGATATTGGTAAATTGGGACGAGTTCTCCCGTGGCTCTACGGCATGGTGGAAAGATAAAAAACAGGAATGGATTCACCAGTTGCTTGAGGACATCCACGCATGAACGACATCACCGTACTCGTTCCAACGTCACCGATAAAAAGCCATCCGTCAACCGCCATCATACAAAAGGCCATTGCCTCAGTTCAGAAACACCTACCAGACGCAGAAATTCGGATAATGATCGACGGCATCCGCGACGAGCAGAAAGAGTACTTGGAACGGTACGTGGACTACATCGGCAGGCTGGCGACCGAGGACTTCTTCTGCCAGGACAATATCCGGCTGTTTCCGTTCGTCAGTCACCAGCACCAAGTTGCCATGACGCGCCACGTCCTGAAAAGCGTCACGACTCCGCTGATAATGCTGCTCGAACATGACACCTTTTTCCTTGACGGTTTGCCAATAGACTTCGCGGGGATCGCCAGAGTAATTAAAGCAGGCCATGCGAATATGGTTCAGTTTCACTGCCAGTGGGAGCCGTGGATTATTCCAGAACACGAACACCTAATGCTGGACAAGGAACGGAACTACATTGACGGTGTGCCGATGGTGCGGACGTGGCAATTCAGCGCGAGACCACACGTTGCGAGTACAGACTTCTACCGTGGGATGCTTTCCAGTTGGTTCACCATGAACGCCAGAACCTTCATTGAGGATAGGATGGTGGACGTACTGGCTGGTGCGCGCATGGCTATCGGGAACGATGCGTGGGAAGACTGGAAGTTGTTCTACTATGCGCCAGAAGGAACGATTAGAAGGACATGGACCGACGACGGCAGAGCTTCCGATCCTAAGTTCCCTATCACATACTGAAGAGGTCATTGTGGCCAAATCTAAAGAGGAAAGATACCAACAACAGCGAGAGTGGGGCAGGAGAAATAGAGAAAAACTTTTAGCTTACGGCAGAACATCTGCAAAATTATGGAGAGAACGACACCCCGAAAAGGTTAGATTCCACAGGAATGAATATCGCCGGAGACTTAAAGAATCTGCATACGACAAACTCGGGAATAGATGCAACAACCCAGCGTGCCAGTGGTTAAATCCAGATGGGAGTCGAGGGTGCATAGACCGGAGATGTCTTCAAATTGACCATGTATTTGGCGGTGGTTGCAAAGAAAGAGCTATATTCCGAGGAAGCTCACCACTATACATCGCAGTGATTCGGGACAATCACGGTAGATACCAATTGCTTTGCGCAAACTGTAATTGGATAAAGAGGTCCATGATGAAGGAACATAAATGACATGCCAGACATCTTCATTCCAACCAGTGAAGTGACATTCTCCGAGAAGCTAGTCTGCGGCCGCTATCCGGTCAAAGTTCCGTCTTTCATGGACGTTCACAACTGGTGGGGAGAGTGGGAGACAGAGCGTTTCAGGTCAATGGAGACTCTGCTTGAACCGGGGATGCTCTTTTATGAAATAGGCGCTTTCGATGGTTGGCAGTCTGCAATTATCTCGCGCTTTGTTGGCGGCGGTAAAAACATGGTGCTGGTCGAGCCGGTAGCGGAGAATTGGGCGAACATCAAAGCCACTTGGGAAGCAAACGGAATCGGAAAGCCAGCGGTAGCGTTCAAAGGCTTCGTAGGAGTTGAGCAAGGACGGTCTGGCGCCGTGGTGAGTTTTAACGGAAACTGGCCGCAAGGCGTGGACTACTCCAAACTGATCGCGGTAACGAAATTCCAGCATATCAATGAGAACGCTGAGACCCCGGGAGTTCCACTAGACGTTCTGGCGTTTGTCGCCGGTTCACCGAAAGCCATCAATATCGACGTGGAAGGCGCTGAACTGATTGTTCTCAAAAGCGCGGAGATGGTCCTGCGAATCTGCTCCCCGATAGTCTGGATCTCCATTCACCCGGAATTTATGCGCGACCGCTACCAGCACGAACCGGATGAAGTTCACGATTTCATGCGGCGACTCGGCTACGAAATGTACCTGCTCGGGATAGACCACGAAATGCACTATCTTTGCCGAAAGAAAATATGAACTTGAAAGACGTCATCACCCTAATCGTACCGACCTCCCCGGTGCCATCACACCCGTCCACGTGCCTAATAGAGAACGCAATCACCAGCATCCGCTACCACTTGCCCGACTGCCCAATGATTATTCAAGCCGACGGTGTGCGGCCAGAGCAGGAACAGTTCAAGACTCAGTATCAGATGTACCTCTTGCGGCTGGATGAGCACATCAATGCCGGGAAGTTCGGGCCATGCAAGATGATTCGCTTCCCTGAATTTCGCCACCAAGCCGCAATGATGAAAGAAACGATGGCGAAGATCGAGACCCCACTGCTCGGATATTTCGAGCATGACTTTATCTTGCTTCCTGAATACGTGGACTGGAAGGGAATCGCAGACGCTATTCTCTCAAAGGAAGTCAACCAGGTCCGGCTGTACTATTGGTCCTCAATCATCCCGGAGCACTGGCACCTTATGGTTGACCGGGAACCCATCTTCGTTTGCGGAGTCCCTTTGCTTCGCACGGTGCAGTGGTCACAGCATCCACAAATCGCGTCCAAAGCTTTGTACGAGCAATTACTGGCCACGCTCTCAGATGATTGCAGAACCATGATCGAGAACGGAGTCTACGGTACAGTGCAGGCGCAACCGTGGGAACAGAATCGGTGCTCGATTTACGCGCCAATGCCATACTTGAAACGCGAAGCCCACCTGCACGCCAGGGAAGAACAACCGAAGTGGGAAGAGACCTTCACGTTTTGACACCAGAGCAAAAAGCCGACCGCGATAGCGTTTGGGAGCGCATAGCCCAAGAGCGCCCGGAGTTTACGCGTTCGATGGATTTGACCAACAACTACCACACGGTACGCGAGATCGTTTTAGGCGGTTCGCTGACGTGGCAGGAATCCAACAAGCGGTTCAAGCCATACCTGGGCGCGCGCATCATGGACATTGGAGCCAACGTGGGAATCTTTACCGCCTGGTGTGCCGCGAACGGTGCGCGAGTGGTGGCCTATGAACCGCATCCCCAAGTCTTCTCAGTGCTGACCGAAATGCTCAGTAGGAGCCAACTGCAAGCGCAGGTGGTTGCGGTGAACGCGGCAATCTCAGACCATAACGGAAAGATTCCGTTTCTGGCGCACGTCAATCCCGACCCTATGTGCATCTGGTACAACGGAGCGGTGGAAGCCGTAGCAGGGCCGTGGGTGCCAGACGACTACAAAAACTCCGTGCCGGTCCCTTGCGTGCGGTTCGCAGATGCCATTGGAGATACGGATTGGGACATGGTGAAAATGGACATTGAGGGCGCGGAGTTCCAGGTACTGCTGGCCGCTTCCCCGGAAGCCTTGCGCCGAATCAAATACTTGTATGTAGAATTTCACCCGTGGGGAACCGAAGATGCGTACAACCGGACCATTGAGAAACTGACAGACATCTTCCACTTCACAGGATTCTTCCAAAACAACATTGGACGCTGGGAAGTCGGGTATTGCCACAGCCGCTAAACTTTCCTCTTGACCGATTCGCAGTTTTGCGTACTATAGAACCCCATGACTAAATTCGCGTATTCGCAATTCCTGAAACAGAAACAAATTGTTCTGGAAGAGTCTGGAATGACTGTTGACAAAAAGACTCTCAACCCAAAGCTATTTGAGTTTCAGGCCGACATAGTGGCATGGGCGCTTCGCAAAGGCCGCTCTGCAATCTTCTGCGACTGTGGTATGGGCAAGACGGTTATGCAATTAGAGTTTGCTCTAAAGGTTCCTGGGAAGGTCTTAATCCTGGCACCTCTAGCGGTTGCGCAACAGACTGAGCGTGAAGGTGCCAAGTTTGGAATTGACGTGCTGTACTCTCGCCAGGCAGTAGACCGCAAAATTACCATCACCAACTACGAGATGTTGGAGCACTTCAATCCGTCCGATTACAACGGCATAGTCCTAGACGAATCCAGCATCCTTAAATCTTTCGATGGCAAGTTCCGTACAGAGATTACCGAAGCGTTTTCAAAAACACCCTATCGGCTGGCATGTACTGCGACCCCTGCACCGAACGATTACATGGAGCTTGGAAACCATTCGGAGTTTCTTGGGGCGCTGACGCGCACCGAGATGCTCTCGACGTTCTTCGTGCATGACGGCGGGGATACCGCCAAATGGAGACTGAAACGCCACGCCGAACGGGATTTCTGGAAGTGGATATGCTCTTGGGCGGTAATGATGCGGAAGCCGTCCGACTTGGGCTATTCCGACGAAGGTTTCATTCTTCCTCCGCTGCACTTTCATGATGTGACACTGGACGCGATTAAACCGACAGAAGGGATGCTGTTTGCCATGCCAGCATCCACGTTGCAGGAACGGCGCAGCGCTAGGTCATCGAGTATCGAAGAACGGGCCGCAGAAGTGGCTCGCATTGTGGCGTCTAAGCCGAAAGAGCCGTGGCTGATCTGGTGCAACCTAAACTCCGAAAGCGATGCGGCTGTTTCTCTAATACCAGGAGCGGTCGAGATTCGCGGTAGTGATGAACGATCAGACAAAGAGGCGCGGATGCTGGCATTTTCTGCCGGCGAGATTCGGGTTCTGGTTACAAAACCAAGTATCTGCGGATGGGGAATGAATTGGCAGCATTGCCCCAACGTGGCATTTTTTGGCCTGAGCGATTCCTATGAGCAATTTTACCAAGCAGTGCGACGTTGCTGGCGGTTCGGGCAAGAGAAACCCGTCCACTGCTACATCGTAACGAGTTCCAATGAAGGCGCTGTGACCGAGAATATCAAACGCAAAGAGAAAGACGCCGCGAGGATGGCCGAGGAAATGGTAAATAACATGCACGAACTAAACCAGAAAGAAATCAAAGGGAACGACATCCGAAAGAACGGAGAATACAAAACCAAGACCGAAAAAGGGATCGGATGGGAAATGCGGCTTGGGGATTGCGTCGAGCAGATGCGCGGGATTAAATCCAACAGTCTGCATTACTCGATCTTCTCTCCACCGTTCGCTAGTCTCTACACGTACTCTGCCAGCGAGCGCGACATGGGGAATTGCCGCACGCACTCTGAGTTCTTTCACCACTTCAATTTTCTAGTGCTTGAGTTGCATCGGGCATTGATGCCAGGGCGACTGGTTAGCTTCCATTGCATGAACCTTCCCACATCCAAAGAGCGGGACGGCGTGATCGGGATTACAGACTTTCGCGGCGAACTGATTCGCATGTTCCAGTCGGCGGGTTTTATCTACCACTCCGAAGTGTGCATTTGGAAAGACCCTGTGACCGCAATGCAGCGCACGAAGGCGCTCGGGTTATTGCACAAGCAAATCAAGAAAGATTCCTGTATGAGCCGGCAAGGGATACCGGATTACCTTGTGACCATGCGGAAGCGCGGCGACAACCCTGAGCGCGTAACCCACACCAATGAGACTTTCCCGGTATCGGTTTGGCAGCGGTATGCCTCGCCGGTCTGGATGGACATAAATCCAAGCGATACCCTACAGAAAGAATCGGCCCGCGAGAACGAAGATGAGCGCCACATCTGCCCATTGCAATTGCAGGTCATTCGTCGGGCGATGGAACTGTGGAGCAACCCCAAAGACCTCGTTCTTTCTCCATTCGCTGGAATCGGCAGTGAGGGATACGTCGCGCTAGAAATGGGGCGCCGGTTCCTCGGGATGGAACTGAAAGAGAGTTACTTTAAGCAGGCGGTGGCAAATCTACGTGCTGCAAAGTCGCACGCTACAGGACTGTTCGCGGGAGACATTGAGGAAGTATCCACGGTTCAGGTTGGCGATGACTGACCAAGACCGCGAATCTCTTTGGGAAATCTGCGTTAACGAGCATCGCTACACGCCCAAAGTTGGCGACTCCGTTCTGGACATCGGCGCGCATCACGGCTGGTTTTCTCTCTACTGCGCGACGCGCGGCGCAACGGTGTCGGCTTACGAGCCGGATCCAGTAGCGTTTGAATACTTGGAGAGCCAGGTCCATGTTTCCCTAAAATGCGGAGGAACAATCATTACGCCACACAAAGCGGCCGTTTGGAGCGAAGAGGGGCAGAAGCTACTTTGGCAGCGACCAAACCACATCGCCAACTCCATGCTGCGACCTTCTGAATACTCGGTCTTGGTCAAGACAATATCTCTCAAGCAAGCGCTGGCCGGAACAAAATGGGATTGCGTGAAATGCGATGCAGAGGGCGCGGAAGCGCAGATATTCCTAACGGCGAAACATGAAGAATTTGCGCTCATCGGCTTCCTCACAATAGAGCTGCACAGCGACGTTCTGACACTCGACCAAGACAATGCTTTGGTGCGGACATTCCGCGAGCATTTCGGCAAGGTAGATGCGGTGCCAGAATTGAAAGAAGGCTTTCCAACCGGACGGACGGCTAAGATGTTTTGCTGGGGGCGCGTATGAAAGATGTCGTCGTTATCTGCACATACAAACGCAACGAGCTACTGTATTGCTGCCTCAAGAGAGTACGAGAAGCCGACGCGCAGGTTCCAATCCTTCTTTTCCCTGACCGTGGAACATGGAAAGACCGAGAGTTACAGTCCATTTCTACGAAGTTTTCAGCAGAGATCGTCCACGTTCCCGATCACGACCATTACGGCAATTCTTGGAACGCCGGAGAAGCACTGCGCTACGTCTACCACGCCGGATTTGAGTTGGTTCACTATCTGGAAGACGATGCTTTTGTAAAACCGGATTTTTTCACATGGACGCGCCAGGGGCATGAGAATTTCAATGACATATTCTGTTCGGCGGGATGGGTGTTCAACCTCCATTCCCCGTTGGATTCAGGAGACTACTTCGTTCCGTGGCTCTATATCCCACAGTTTTCGATCAAGAGAGATAAACTGGCACTCATCTATGAGCATCTCGGGCCGAAGTATTACACCGAAATGCAGGGCTACATCGAAAAGCATTTCAAGGGGAACGTCCTGAACAAGATGTATACGGACATCCTGCACTTTGAGATCGACGGCCTTATTCAGAGGATTATCTTTGAGGACAGGTCTCAGGTGTTATGGCCGTCAATCGCCAAAGTCGAGCATATGGGGTTCGGTGGGTACAATCGCGGCGGATACGAGCGGTACGAAGAGTTTTTCTCTGACTTTTCGGCAAACACACTGACCGCGCGCGTCGAGGCCATCGAGTCAGTTTTCGAGGATGTCCACTGGCGAGCGAATGTGTTTGGAAAATCCATCATTGAAAGAGAAATTGGCGCGGAGATAGTGAAGCGGGAGTTTGTCTACCGGATAGAGCTTCCTGGCGGCTGGACCTCTGAATACAAGTCGGACCTTAGAAGGGCTTTACTGCCGCGGCGTATAAATTCCGTAAATGTGCCTCACAATGCGGAGATTGTGTTAGCATAACCCCAATCTCGGAAATCGGGCTGAGAGTGATTCTCCATTTAGGAGACAGTCCGATATGCCGCCATACAGTTCCAATCAAGGCAATAACACGCCTGTCGCTTTGCTCCAACCTGGGGTAAACGGCTATGCCTTTGGTTCTTTTCCTGCCAGTTCACCAGTTCTGCGCGGCTCCATTACTCGCGCTGGTGTCTCTTCAAACGTTGGCGTGATCGAGTTCCAACTCCTTGAGGGGAATGTCCCGTCGGTTGGAGATTTAATCAGTGTAAGCGGTGCGTCACCTTCATATCTGAACGTCACAAGCGTTCCCCTCGCCGTGGTTCTCGTTTCCGATCCATTGACCGGACTCTTCTTGGTTGACTTCGCGCTTGTCCATGCCGATGTTACGTTTGCGGCCGCTTCAGGGATGATCTCCATTGTTCCAGGTGAGGCAGGAGAGACTTTGGCGGCCGGTTCAAGCCAAGCCTTTGCTATCCCGGACGAAGCTGGATACAACGAAAACGGAAAGACAATTACCTGGAGCACGCGCTATCCATCGGCTCCGTCTGGCGTGACCATGACGCTGCAAGCTGCGATGGTGAACGAGGATAGCCAGTACGTCACCCTCGACACCAGCACCAATACCTCTGGTGAAATTCGTTCGCTGACACTGCGGCTTTATCGGTTCTTGCGTGTCACAGCATCCGGCATCTCTGGCGGAACGCTTCCAACGGCGGTTGTGCGACTCTCGATCTGAGGATGACGATGAAACGAAAAATTCTGTTTTTGCTCCTGCTCTTGTGCGGGGCCATTCCTGCGTTTGGCCAGCATCGGATGCCCGTTGGAACGATGATGAGCGCCAGCGGGAAGACCATCTATTCGGATTACTCAGCGCGAGAACTTTCCAAGCCGGAACCGCAAGCCATCTCCATCACGCAAGAAGTCGTCGTGGATTATCAGTGCGTGCCGAATCCCGGAAACCCGTCTTCTGGCAACGTGCGGCTTTACTGCGACTCTGGAACCGGCCAACTGACGTGCCTCACTTCTACAGGAGCATCTTGTCTTTCAGGCGGTAGCGGCGGAGCAAGTGTTTCAAGTGTTGGTCTTGCGGCTCCAACAGGGATTCAAGTTTCAGGGAGTCCGGTCACAACGTCCGGCACACTGAGTTGGGCCATGCCTTCGGGCTGGATTCTTGGAGACCTTTTAGCAGGGAATGGAAGTAATTCGGTGGCGCGAGTGGCTGCGCCTACGACGCCAGATGACGTAGGCCAAGTGTTCGTATCGACGCCGCTTTCTGGTGTTGGACAGATAGGCGCATTTGCGCTTCCGGGCCTCCCCGGACGCGCAACTTCTTCGTGTCCCGATACCATTCTTTCAACCGACCGCAAACCGGCAACGATCGAATATCAAAATACGGCCGCGTGCGCCGTTACGGTTCCAGATCCCGCCAGCGCAGGGTTTACCTCCAATCCGGCTTTCATCACGATTGCGGAAGGAACTGCGGCGGTCACGTTTACCGTGCAGACTTCGGCGGTCATGGAAGTTTGCAACGGTTCACTCTGTGATCCAGGACAATCTTCTCTTACCCTTCTGCCAGGACAATCTGCTTCATGGTCATCGCCGACAACATCAAATTGGCTGGTGCGCGTCAGTGCCGTTGGAACGGCCGCGCTTCCCATTTTCAATAACCAGTTAATTTCTGGCGGCGGCGTGGTCTGGACGGGTGGCCTAAATTTCACGGTCGGCGCCGCGGTCTACAGCATCGCCAGCACGCAATATTCTTCGCCGCAGACCAACGTCACTCTTGCCGCGGCCGACCCGACCAATCCTCGGATCGACGTGATCGCCGTGAACACTTCCGGTGCAGCGGTCGTCATTACCGGGACGCCGGCTGGAAGCCCTTCGGCTCCTACGGTGGACCCGACCAGCCAACTCGCGCTGACTTTCGTGACGGTGGCTGCGAACGCTACGACTCCGACTCTCAGCAGCATTTTGGTGTACGACGAAAATTCCACGCCTCCGACCGAATGGACTTGCACGCCTTCCTCGAACTTTAACTGCAACTCGACCAACAATCCGTATCACTCGACGCACGACATTGAGGCGACCACGGCAGTAGCGGGAAACAACGTGGTGTTGGTCAACAACGCGACGATCAACCCGTCCTCGTACACCACTTTCTCTTTCAATATTCGGAACAAGGCTTCGTGGCCGAACCAGAAATCCCTTTCGATTTGTTTCAAGAACGGCTCCACGACGGTAGGGGTCTGCCTCGGTTTCAAGAATGGCGTGTTTGGATACAACCAGGCCAACATCACCGGATACCAGCAGATTGTCGTTCCGCTTTCGCAATTCCAGCTTGGCTCGACTTCCGTTGACCGTGTGAGTTTCACGGTCACAGGTGGCGGCGGCTCCATCGGCTTCTATCTGGACTACATGCAGATCCAGAGCGCGCTGAGTGGGGCGGGTTCGTCAGTTTTCCAACTCCAAGTCAACGGAGCCAACACGCAGCCGACCGCAACGCTTACCGATAGCGCCAGCGTGACATTTTCTCAGTCAGTACAAAACGGAGTGAGTTCAATCACGGCGACCGCTCTCGGCGCTCCACCGTCCGGTGCGGCTGGCGGCGATTTGCAGGGGTCCTATCCCAACCCGACCACAAAAAACATCTCGACCGCTACAACGATGGCGGGAACCATCGTTTCGACCAACACGGCGGCACCAAGTTCGCCAGCATCAGGCAAAGATTCTATTTTCACGGACAGCACGGATCTGAGGCTGCACGACAAAAACGCCAGCGGAATAATCGGAACAACGGTTGTGTCCGATACCGGCGCTTCCAATAATTTTCTGACCGCCATTGCATCCAATGGGGCCATCAGTAAAGCGCGGCCAACGTGCGCGAATCTTTCGGACTCCACCGCAAGCTGCTCTACCGACGCTACCAATGCTTCCAACATCAGCACCGGGTCACTGCCGGATGCGCGCATCTCCGCTAACGTCAGAACTCGCGGCTTGGCGTTCTCGATCGGCTCGCCCGGTGGCACGGCACTGACGGTTTCGGCGAACACCACCGACTATCTGACCGTTCCGTTTGCCTGCACGATCAATGCCTACAACTTGACCATCGATAGCGGGACCATCACGGTGAAGTTTTGGAAGGTTGCGACGGGCACCGCAATTCCGACCAGCGGCAACTCGATCTCGACGAGCGGTGTCGGGATCGCCACCGGCACGGCGATTCACTCCACGACCACTTCCGATTTCACGACTACGACCGTCACGGCCAACGACATCATGGCCATGAATGTGACCGCCGTATCGGGGGCAGCGTTTGTCAACGGGGTGCTCTCTTGCCAAGAGTGATCCGCGCTCTGCTTCTTTTTCTGGTGCTGCCATTTTCGGCGGCGGCTCAGTACTACTACGTTCCGGTCACGCAATCCACCGGGACTTCGGTAAACGCCTCCAGTGTAAGTTGCGTCTTCAGCCGGAACGTGACCAGTGGAAATATCCTGATCGTCAGCATGAATTGGTACAACACCACCAATACTCCAACGGTTTCGGATACGCTCGGCAACACCTGGACGCAGAAGTACATCAATACAGTCCCGACCCAGCCCGTCGCGCTCTATACGGCCACGTCCTCCTCTTCCGGGGCCGATACAATCACGGTGGCTATCACGGGAGGCGGGTATATCAACTTGGCTTGTTCGGAGCACCCGCCGATTTTTTCACTCACGGTTGACGCATCGGCTTCCAGCGCATTTTCTGGCTCCCCTGGAACCGTCACCACCAGCAGCATCACCACCACGAAAAAGAGCGATTTTATTTATTCGTGGATTGGCGGATTTCAGAACGGCGGCCGATTCGTAAACCAGACCAACTCGACGCTGCTCTACTATTCCAGCGGGAATGACTGTGGCGCGGCTCAGTATCGGTTTTCCGGGGCGACCGGAAGCTACTCCGATAGTTTCACGAACAACAATACCCAGGGCACCAGCGCCATCGTTGCTTTTCAGCCGCTCGGATTGACGATCGACAGCGCCACCGCGTTGCCGGACGCCGCACTTTCAAACTCTTACAGCTACACCGTTCCGGCCAATGGTGGCATTGCCTCGTACACTTGGAGCGTTAGCGCCGGCACGTTGCCAACTGGACTTTCGCTGAACTCAAGCACTGGAGCGATCACCGGCACGCCCACGGTCAGCAACAACTACAGTTTTACGTTGCAAGTCACGGACGGCACTAGCACTACCACCAAAGCCGTGACGATCAAGGTTTGTACCGGTTTCAACACGCCTGCGTTTGTTCAGTTTAAGGCGTTTACATCCGGCACTGCGGTAATGACCTCAAGCCCGACCGCGGGGAACCTTCTCGTAGTCTTTGGCGGCTACAACCTGCAACGTGGCGAGCATCAATACTGCACCGACACGCGGAACACGGTTTTTACGCCGCTCGTGGAGTACGGTTGGTACCAATCAGCGTTCGCAGGGAACCACATTTTTGCGGGCCTCGTCCCATCGACAGGTGCGGACACCGTAACCTGCACAGACGGCCAATATGTAGCGGAATTTTCCAATCTTCAACTCGCAGGAAACGATAACCTTTCTCAACTGTTGGCCAGCAGTGCGAGTCCGATCTCTTCGACCCTGACAACTTTGGTGCCCAACGAAGCCATTGTGTCATGGGGAGAGACCTATACCGGGGCAGGGCAATTGACGGTCACCGGAGCCTTCACAGGAATTGCGAGCGCAGGCGCTCTTAGCTCGGACAACCCTTCTTACGATCTTGCAACAACAGTTACCAGTTACACATCGAGCTACACGATGACCGCAAACACCGATGGCCATTGGTACATCAGCATGGCGGGATTCAGGCCAGCGGCAAATGGAACGGTGACGCCGCCACCAAGCGGTGCTAACCGCGGGAGAATTTTATGAGAGCAGGCCGGATTCTCTTTCCTTTTCTGGTGCTCTTGATCTTGGCCATGATCGTTGCTCCGTCCGCTTGGAGCGCCACCTACTACGTTTCTTCGGCTGGCAGCGACAGCAACGCCGGAACTTCCACCGGGACCGCATGGGCGCACGCTCCGTACATGACGGGCGCGACTGGGAACCCTCTCGCCTATGTCTGCCACGCCGGAGACACTTTTATCCTTCGCGGCGGCGAGACCTGGACGACCGCCAGCCTGCCGTGGACGTGGAACTGCTCTGGCACGGTCGGGAATGTGAACCTGATCGGCGGCGACGGAAGCTGGTACAACGCGACGAACTGCTCCAACGCGGGCTACAGCGGCTATTGCCGGCCGATTCTTAACGCTGGAGGAAAGTCCACCACTTGCGTTTTCAACGCTGGCGGAACCTTCGGCGCGATTCTCTCAAACGGCTATCCGAACTATGTCGAGTTCCGCTACCTAGAGTTCACCGGAGGCTGCACGGCATCGAGCGGGAACACGTCCGCTTACTATCTGTTCGCCGGCAACTCCGCGAATCACATCTCGATCCACGACAGCTATTTTCACGGCTGGGATTCGGTAGGCACGAGGTCTGCTTTCAATTGCTTTGCTGGCCCGACCGGATCAGGCTCCGACGCGGTTGCCTACAATAACGTGGTCGATGGGACGGTGGACGGCGAGACTGACGGCGCAATGAACTGCTCGATGAACGGCGCCTGGTCGGAGTTCCACCACAACTACGCCTCAAATCAGGCCGATTTCATCAACACGAATTACATCAAGTCGTTCCATCACAACACCTTCAAGCTGTTCACCTCGGCTCACGATACCAGTGAGCACGGGAATATGTTTGAGAACAATTCCAGCTCCCCGACCGGAAGCCTCGTCTATAACAACGTTTTCATCCCGCACAATCCGGTCATCGCCACCAACGCCATCGTGATGTGGAACGCTCCGCAACTCGGCCAGACCGACTACGTTTTCAACAACGTCATTTACGACGTTCCCCAGGCCGGCGACAACACCCTGATGTGCGAGAAGTCTCTGGTTAATCCGGGCGGCTCTTGCGTGTTTTTCAATAACACAATTCAGTGCGGCACTGACGCTTCGGCGACCAAAATATGCGGCTCACAGGATTTGCAGGTAAGCGGGACGACCAAAGCGGAAAACAATCACTTTATTACGTCGGTAGCAAGTTGCGCGACCGCGGCAATCTCCGTCCACAGCGGCAACGCTATCAACTACGTCACAAATACCTGCATGACTCCGGCGACGGCGACATCGCAAGGATACACCAGCGCAGAGACCTACGCTTTTTCTCCAACCCTGATTACCAACTCGACGGTGGGCGCTGGAACGAATTTCAATTGCTCCACGATTCCCGATGCCTCGGCTGCTACGGCTTGCCAGTCAGATACGAGTTATGGTGTCGGCTACGACGCGACAAACCACGTGGTCACGAATCCCAAGACTCCATCCGCGCGCCCGACGAGTGGCGCATGGGATACCGGAGCGTATGAATTTACTGGCGCGGCCGCTCCGCTGCTTTCGTTCAGTCCAAGTCCTGCGGCCTTCGGCAATCAACTGGTGGCAAGCACTAGCGGTCCGCTGACCATTACTGTTTCAAATATCGGCACTGCTTCACAGATTCTATCGACTCCGTTTTTCACCATCGGCGGAACCAACCCGACCAACTTTGCGAACGCTGGCACAGGTACTTGCGTAAACGGCGGGACAATTCCGGCGAGTGCCTCTTGCACGATCAAGCTGACTTTCACGCCGTCAACTACTGGTGCGCGGTCGGCAACTCTCACAATCAACGGAACGGTGTTTGGCACCGACGCTTTGACTGGCACCGGCACACAGCCGGCGCTTTCGTTCTCGCCTAGCCCAGGCGCGTTCGGCAATCAGAACGTGAGCACTACCAGTTCACCGCTGACCATCACCGTATCCAATACCGGGACCGCCTCTCAGGTGCTCTCTACCCCGTATTTCACGATCACCGGGACGAACGCCTCAAACTTCGCGAATGCCGGCACCGGGAGCTGCGCGAATGGTGGAACCATTGCGGCCAGTTCATCTTGCACGGTGAATTTGACCTTTACCCCTTCGGCGCTTGGGGCGCGCGCTGCCACGCTGACGATCAATGGGACGGTAAGCGGTACGGATTCCTTGACGGGTACGGGCTTGCAGGCTCAGGTTTCACTCAGCCCGACCAGCATCGCATTTGGCAACCAAGCTACCGGAACTTCCAGCGGCAACCGCCTAGTGACGCTGACCAATCCCGGAAACGCCACTTTGACGATCGCCAGCATTACGCTCACCGGAGCCAATGCCGCGGAGTTCTCGACCAATGGAAGCACTTGCAGTTCAACCCTGGCAGCCCTGGCGTCCTGCTCGATCAACGTGGTGTTTTCGCCCACGACTGCGACGGCCAAAAATGCAAATCTAACCTTCGCCACCAGTGCCTCGACCAGCCCGGACAACGTAGCTTTGACTGGTACAGGTGTCACGCCAGCAACCCCGGCTTTGAGCTTCTCACCATCGCCGGCGGCCTTCGGAAACCAGCGGACGGCCACCACCAGCGCGCCATTGACCATTACGGTGACAAACACCGGGAACGCCTCGGAAATCCTCTCCACGCCCTATTTCACGCTGTCCGGGCCTAACTCCACGTCCTTCGCCAACCCAGGGACGGGAACGTGCGCCAACGGCGGCACAATTGCGGCCAGTGGCACCTGTACGATCAACCTGACGTTTACCCCGTCCACCACTGGCGCTCTAAATGCCATTTTGACCGTGAACGGGACGGTGAGTGCGCAGGATCTTCTAACCGGAACCGGAGTCACGCCGGTTATCAGCATGTCACCGTCGCCGGCGGCGTTCGGGAACCAAAGCGTAAGCACCACCAGTTCGCCGTTGACGGTGACAGTCTCCAATACTGGAACCTCAAGCGAGACACTCTCGACGCCTTACTTCACCATCACCGGGACCAACTCATCGAATTACGCCAACGCGGGTACTGGAACCTGCACCAACGGCGGCACGATCGCGGCGAGCGGGTCCTGCACCATCAACCTAACCTTCACGCCTTCGGCTTCCGGGAGCCGTACAGCGACGTTGACGCTGCAAGGCACGGTAAATGCCACGGATTCACTGACAGGCACCGGAGTCGCGGCCGTGGTAGGGCTGGCGCCTACCTCCATCGCGTTTGGGAACCAAAATACCGGAACATCGAGCAGCAACAGCGCGGTGACGCTGACCAACACCGGAAACACGACGCTGAACATTTCGAGCATCGCCTTGAGCGGAGCGGATTCCGGGCAGTTCAGCACCAACGGAAGCACCTGCGGATCGACGTTGGCGGCTTCGGCGGCCTGTTCTATCAATGTCGTTTTCGCACCGACCACGACGGGAGCCAAGAGCGCCAATTTGACGTTCACGACGGACGCGGCCAGCAGCCCGAATAACGTCGCGTTGACCGGAACCGGAGTTTCCAGCGGTACGCCGTCGCTTTCCTTTTCCCCAAGTCCGCTGGCTTTCGGGAATCAGCCGACTGGGACAACTAGCTCGCCCTTGACGCTTACGGTCACGAATAACGGGACCGCGACACAGGTTCTCTCGACGCCTTATTTCACTTTGGGCGGAAGCAACCCGACCGTCTTCGCCAACACCGGCGGCGGTACTTGCGTGGACGGAGCATCTATCACCGTCAGTGGCTCTTGCACAATTCTTCTGACGTTCACGCCAAGTAGCGTGGCGGCCTTCAGCGCAACCATCACGATAAATGGCACCGTGAGCGCTTCCAACGCGCTGACAGGCACCGGCGGGACACTGCCGACCATCACACTGACTCCAATCAACATCGCTTTCGGGAATCAGGACAATGGCACGTCCAGTAATCCAACGTCGGTAACGCTGACCAACTCCGGCGGCGCAACCTTGACCATTACCAGCATCGCGGTCACAGGAGCCGATTCCAGTCAGTTCTCGATCAACACCAATACCTGCGGTTCAAGTCTGGCGAGTCTGGCTTCCTGCTCATGGAACGTGGTTTTCTCTCCGACTACGACCGGAGCAAAATCAGCCGCCGTTACTGTGACCACCAACGCTGGAACAAGCCCCGACGCGGTTACGCTGAGTGGAACGGGGCGCGTGCCAACTCCCCCAAGTCCTACGGCGCCGGCGATTACCGTAGTCTCCGTACTTCCCCCTGGTAGCGTGTTGATTGCAGGGAATAGCGGTATCTCGCCGCGGAACGTGCTCGTTTCGGCCACCGGATGCAGTACAGACGGAACGAACTATTCCACGCCATGCCGATTCTCGATCGCTTGCGGGAATTGCAGCCAGAAAACAAAAGTTTGGTTCAATGGCACTCAGGTCACAACTTCTTACTCAAAGGGAATAATCACGGCTTCGGTTCCGGTATCCTTAATCCCAATGCCGAATGTCTCGACGGATTACTCGTTCTCGCTTCTAAACTGAACGGAGGAAACAGATGGACAGTAATATCGTAATGACTCAGATCACCCTCAGCACTCTGGTGGCTGGCGTACTCGCGTTCCTCAAAGCAAAAGCATGGGTACCGTGGTTCAGCAAGCACTCTGCGACGATCAATCATGCGTTTCTTTTGGTCTCTTCGGCTTTCACTGCGATTGGTGTCCATGCTGTCTGGAATCATGACGCTGGCTCTTTGACCATTACCGGACTCAATTTGATGGTGATTTTGAACGGCATTTGGGAATGGGCGAAGTCATGGAGTATGCAATATCTCGTACAGCGCGGCGCCTTTGGTCCGGTGGCGACTCCTGGTGATGCTCCACCAGTGACGACAATACCTGTAAAAAGTGCCGACGTTAAACCCTAACTCAATCTACAATAGGCACAAGAGGCCATCGGGATGAACGGCAGCCGTATAAAATACGACGATTCTCCCGAGGGCCGGATTGCTGCGGTCGCCAAATATCTCTGCGTCCACTTTGAGGAAAATCACATTCGTACTGGCGTAGGACCGAAAGAGCCAGACTACGCCGATTTCAAAGTAGCCCTGCGGCCATTTATCCAAAGAGAATTGCTTAAAGCGCGGATCGATGAAGCGCGCACAACTCAATCGCGCATCCTCACTGACCGCGTTATGGAATTGGCAAAAGAACTCGCTATAGTCGAGGCGCAGATTCCGAAGGAACTCCGTCCACATGAATGAGTGGGTAGTCGCGGTCGCTATAGCCGTCTTCGGAGCAATCTATGCTGCTGGCCGGATTGTGGCAGGAACCCGCAAAGAAGTAGAGCACGCCAAAGCTGACATAAACCGCATGGGCGCAAAAAACAGAGACGAGCAAAGAGATGCTGCGCGCCGTCACCACAATATGTGCTTAGTGATGATAGCGGCCGAGAACAATCGGAAAACCAGATTCAAAATGGCTGCGATGCTGCGAGAGGATTAGGAATCGGCTTGTAGAATTTTAGCCGTCCGACGTTCAGGGTGTTCACGTATTCCGTTTCACTTCCCCATGCTTTCGGCCAGCCCATGCTGGTGTCGTGGTAGAAAGTAGCTCCCCCGGTAAGATCATCATCCACCCCGGTATAGACTCCGCTCGCGGCAGAGAGGCAATCCGTCCAACTTGGACTATCATCTGGTGGCCACAGAGAATTATTGGGGTCGTTTACATTGAAACTGGAAAACTGCCACGGTTTAAGAATTACCGATGTCCAGTCACCGCCCCACCAACTCGGCTGGTTTACGCGATTCCTGATTACGTGACAGACTCCGCGCTTGCCGTCCAGCGGCTCGCCACGCGCTTCGCGGTAACAACACAAGGCAATCAATTTCAGTTCTGACAGTTGGCCGTACGGAATGGCTTCCATAGGTTCCTTTCAAGAAAAAGGGCACATGCCGGTTTGGGGTAAGCACATGCCCTAGAAGGGGTACTGCGTTTGTTGGAGTCTACTACGGATTACTTGGACTGCTCGGCGTGCGCTGTGGTCACGATGTTTGATAACTCACTAGCGTCGCCGGCGAGAATGTCCGCATCCGACTTGCCTTTCAATCCCCGCACCAACGATGCGACGAGATTGAACGCAATCGGTTCCAGCATCGCAATTTCTTGGATGATGGCCACGGCTCCGCTCGCTGACGGAGGTGTTAAAGGTGTTGCTGGTGTTCCCATGTTCTTCCTTTCTTACGGCTTGGCAGCGACCGGAGTCGCTGTATTAAGTTCGGTTTGGACATTGGACAGGACCGCTTGCGCAGTCTGTAAAGAGGCTTTCAGAATGGCTTGGGAATTGGGATTCTTCACTCCCAGGACGCCATCGTTCATCAATGCGGTGGTCGAGTCGATCAGTAGTTGCAGGTCCGCACTGATTGTCGGGTTTGCGGCGCCGCTCTGCATCGCGTTGACCAGAATAATGCCAGACGTTCCAATCTTCTCGATGCCAGCTTCGATCTTGTGGTGTTCCTCGACGGAGATGCGGCCGTTCTGGTATTCCGCAATTTCGGCTTTCTGGAAGGCACCGAGTCCAGACGTGAAAGCGTGTTCCGCGACAACTGCTCCGTGGTATGCGCCCTTCGGACAGCCAGACGAAAACACTGCGACCACCAAAAGCACTGCAACTACGGCGAATCTATGTCCCATCGTTTTCTCCTTTAAGGCGTGATGCTATCAGAATCGCTGCGCCGCCATACCGCTTTTGGCGAGGCATATTGGTCAATCTTGTACCCCACCCGCGAAATGATACCACTCATCGCTGCTCGATGAATGACCGCTCCCCATGCACGCTTGTCCGGGGGTTGCGCAATAGCGCGATTAAGTGTCCATCGCACAAAATCTTCGGCTAAAAATTCCGTTGACGTTTCTATAAATAAACGAAGCTCTGCGTCGGCTTCATTGTTCCAGTTTGAGTTCACGCTTTCTGCGTGTCCCGAAGCGCGCGCCATTCCCTTATCGCGTCGGGCTATCACTTCACGTTGTTTTCTCCGTGTTTTGGCTCGCGCAATAGCATCGTCCAAATTGACCTTGACCGGATTCTTGTTTTCTGGAAACAGAGTGCTCTGAACCATTTATTTTCTCCTGAAAATATAGGAGTTCCTTACGCCACACTTGCGCTCGAACCATTGGAACCAATCCGTTACATCGCGGCAATGAGGGTTTTCCCCATCCTGCGTAAATTCGCAGATGAAGTCTGCCAACTCTTCGAGTGAGAAGCGGAACTTGAGATACCGTCCACGTCTTTTTTGTGGCTTGCTCACTTCTTGCTCCGAAACTGATCTCGCTTCGGACAAACCGTCCAGTGTGGTTCCAGTTTTTGTGGGTCGTCGTCTTCGGTTCCAGATACCACACTCATCGGCATCTTCTTGCCGCGTGGGGTGTCAAACCAGAGCATGTTCTCTCCACAACCCCGGCAGCGGGAGTCTCCGCTGTATTTGTAACCGACACTTTCAAGAGTGTCGCGAGTGTCTGGTAAAGCCATTTTAGCCCCTAGCTTTGTGGCGATATTCTCCACGCCATTTTGATTCTGATAATTGGTGTTTACGGCGGTAATCTTCCCTTTGCCGTTTACGCTCACAAATTAAACAACCGCGGCGCGGAGTCCCATCGCGAACATAGCTGCGGGTGTTTTCCGGTATGAACTCATGCCCGTTGACGCAATGAGTTTGTATTCTCCTATTGTGAACTTGTTCACTCCACGTTGCCCAATGGCAATTTCCAGGTTCATAATTGCCGTCGTTGTCGATTCGGTCGAGCGTCGTGCCAACCGGCTTCGGCCCCATGTCCGCGAAGAAATTAGCCATTCCGTTTTTACCATTCCAACGGTCACAGACAGTTATTCCCCGGCCTCCATAGTGCCGAAAATCTTTATTTGCAGGGTTGTAGCATCTCCCAAGCATGGCGTGATAAATCCAATACTCAAGAGTTTTGGACAATCCGTGGAAAGAATAGTGAGCCTTAGTCTTCGTCGCCATCGAGTATCTTTACTTTTACGGTCTCATCTTTGGCGACGACCTTGATCTCCATCTCTTCAACCCTGTAAATCGTTTTCTGGTGGCGCTTCATCAAGGTCAGGAGAATGTCTTTTAGGTCGGTCTCTTTGCGAGTCAGAGCCATCCGCTTATCGCGGACCTCTGCGTATTCGGTGGCGGCCGTTTCCAAATCTTCCAAGTGCTTGTCTTCCATGCCGGGAAGTTCTTTCTGCCGTTTGCCTTTGTTGGCTTCGGAGAGTAGTTCAGGTTTGCGTTTCACTTCCTCGGGATCAGGCTTTGGGCCTATTCCTTTTTTGCCGGTGCGCTTCGGTGCTTTTGCAGGTAGATGTTCCTCAGGTCGCTTAGTCAACTAGATTCCTCCTGTTCGGGTACTACTGGAATGGATTCGCAAAGTAGCGTACTAAACTGGCGTCGTCAAGGTTTTTTTGTCACGCGCTCCAACTAAGTGCATTATCGAGGTATGGTGCATCTTCAAAAGTCCGGCGATCTGTGGGTAGGAATATCCTTGCTCTCTGGCTTTTATGGCAATCTTACGCCGAATCTCTACCATCGTCCGGTGCTGCCCTCCGGTCAGGATGTCGTCGGGAGTGATGTCGTACTCCCTGGCCGTTTCGTTTAGAAGGGCGTTTAGCCGCTGGGCTGCCGTAGGTTTGCCGTTTATTTGCGTCTGCGTGATCTTCTGGCGCACTTTTTCTTGGCAGTTAGAGCAGAGACCGCCGACCATTGCCAAAACGTCTGAAAGTGGAATAAACAAGTGGTCCATTGACCACCTCCCGATTTGAAATTCCTGTCAAGAAATCCATGTAGGAAATATCACAGAGATATTCACAGGCACTCTATGGAAACAAAGGACTTATTATTTTTATCCTCACGCAATCAACAGAAGTTGCACACTTCCACAAAAGGTTCCACGGATTCCGAGTTAGCTTGTATCTAGAACTCCGAGTCAAAAGCATCCTCCAAAAGAAATTCAAATACTTATCACCTTCGCGAACTGTTCAATTCCAAATTTCTAGAATCCGCATAATCGCCAAGTGGGTCCCAAGTCCATTCGCAGACCTGTACGCGGCCGGTGCGGTCACAGATTAGGGTATGCACCCAATTCCCTGCGCGCACGATCCTGCCGGCGTCAGGGTCGTCCAGAAGTACCTGAAATTCAAGCACTGCGGCCATTCAGTACTCTCCCGCTGCTGCATCGCGCACGGCCTGGATGTTGCTGGGGCGCGGGGCTTCGAGCATGTAGCCGCCGCAGTCTGGCTCAGGGCAGCCAAATCCAGTTCCCTCACTGCCATCTGGCGCTATGCACGGCTCGCATTCCAGAAGCGTGCAGACTTTTCCGCATTTGGTGCAGCGCATTGGTGTAGTTAGGATTCTAGCCAGCGTCTTGCCGCTCATTCCGGCCACTCTGGAATCTCTATGGTTTGCCCAGCCATTTTGTGCGTGCAGTCTCCTAGAAATTGAATCTTTCCATCGGTCACGAACGAATGGCAAATTGGGGCTGTTGGATTGCCGCCACCAACATTGACTAGTAGACTCGGTGTGAAAGTTGGGCTATCTATGTTGCCATTCCAGTTCCAAGCGCGAGGATTGCCGCGTACCGGGATGTTATGTGCGCTCTCGCAGCCAGGGCAGTGAAACGCTACCCAAGTTTCCTCGCTATCAGCCATCTTGCCAATTGTGACGTGTAATTTGCTCACGGCTCCCCCTGACAGCTCTTTAGAATGGCGTCCAGCGTGGCCATATACTCGCCAGGCAAGTCGTTAATACACTCATCGCCAAATTCTTTGACTATAGCCGCTATCGCCGCTTCCCGCCGCGCTGCACGAATCCCTTCGTTCGATTCCCGGCCAAGAAAGCTGTTTACCTCGAAGGCGATGGATTGCACCAGTTCTCGCGCCGCCCCACAGCCATAAACGTTGAATCCCTGCTGAATCGCATCCTCTAGTGTGTTGTTGCTCATGGGCGTGGCTCCGGTGGAAATATCTCCGGGTTAGGAATCCAATCGCTGCCAGTTAAATCTAGTCTGAGATTGTACGGATAGTAAGGACTTGCGATAAAACACTCATCGCACAGGAAATAGCCCTCCGAATTGGGGTGTACTATCGGCACTGATTGATTGCATCTCTCGCAAAGCAACTCGACTTCACACAGCATTGATATAGTTCCTGTCTGTTCACTCATAGCTTCCCTTCCTTCTCGCTCGCGGGGGTGGAGAGAGCGGCTTTAAGTAGATCGTTCAGCTTGGTGCATTTCAATTCCTCAATCACCTTCCGCTGTTCGTCTACCATCCGATGCGCCAGCCGAAGCTGCTCTAAAAGTTCCGCCGTGTTATGGACATTGAACTCTGCTCCATCGACTGGAACCACCAGTGCCTCTAATTTAGAAGTTAATTCACGTAACCTATCCATATTTGGCGGCGTGTTATCTCCACTTACATTTCGCATCTTTGGTATCGCTTCAACCTCCTCTAACGGCGGCGTCTTAGGTTGCGGGGCAGCGTCCGGCTGGCGAGCGGCGAGGTCGGCATATAGTTCCGTCAATTCCTTACTGGGAGTATCGTCACAGGTTCCTTCACCGTTCAGCGCGTTCCACGTATCCTGTACGCATTCTTCTATCGTCGCTTCGTCCATCGCAGGGAAACTGTCACCGTCGTCCATACGCAGATCACCGCGCAGGATTACAAGCTGCACAGCGGCACGAACTAATTTGCCCACGAGTATCTCCAGGCTGCCACCCTCCGGCATCCTCTCCCCTTTCTGCAAGGCTACGGGCGCCTGGATACGAATAGCGTTATCCATTTCTTCGGCACAAGAGCGCAAAGTTAATTGCGTAGCTCGATCAACTCCGTTTGTAATCTTATCTAGTAGCCGCATGGCTCGTTTGTGCCAGCCATGCGTAACCTGCGCTGCCTTCTCAGCCATATCCCGCTGACCGCGCTGGTAGGCTTCGTCACGATCATCTGTAACAGAAGCGACGCTCTCACGAGCCATCCGGATTGAGTCGCATAGAAAAGCTATCAATGTGTTGTCTGGAAGCGGTTTTGCCTGTTCCTCGTGTATAAGAACTCCTGCGCGGCGAGTGAATTGCGCGAATGTCCCTTCGTATCTGCCAGCGACCAGCCGCTCCCCGCCAGCTTGCTCTGGTGTCTCGCGGTTCCTAAGCCAGTTATCGAACTTCTCATCACCAGCTTCTAGTCGTCGCTGCTCTGGTGTCTCGGCCTCCACGTTGCACCAGCATTCAGGATGACTACAG